ATCATCGGCAACCCCGACAACCCGCTGTCCTACTTCGCCAAAGCGTTCCGCCCCGGCTCCGGCTTCAACAAGATCAAGATCAGCGCGTTCGACACCCCGGCTTTCACCGGCGAACCAATCAGCGAGGAACTCACAAATCGACTGACCTCAAAAATCTGGGTCGAGGAACGCGCCACCAGATGGGGCACACAGAGCCCGCTCTACAAGAGCAAGGTTCTGGCGGAATTCCCTGACATCACCGATGACACGGTCTTCACGCCAAATATGCTGACAATGGCCATCACGAACGACCGCTCCAGGCACGCGGTCGATGAAATTGGTCGCTACGGCTTCGACATTGCTCGCCTGGGTGCCGACGAGTCAGTGGTCTACCACAACAGAGCGGGCTACGTCCGCTCAGTTGCCAGGTGGTCTAAGCTCGACACGATGGAGACGGTCGGCCGCTACCGCCGCCTCAACCCCGACCCCACCACAGCAACCTCCCCGCCAGCGGTCATTGACGTGAACGGGCTCGGCGCAGGTGTCTATGACCGGCTCAGGGAGCTAGGTTACAAGGTTGTACCGTTTAACGGTGGTGAACGGGCCTACAACCCCGACAAGTACAAGAACCGGCGTGCTGAAGCCTACTGGGAGGCCCGCACACTGTTCGAAGAGGGGCTCCTTGACATTGAGGAACTCGATGAGGACCTCCAGGCCGAACTGCTCGAAGTTCACTTCAAGGTCGACTCAACAGGGAGAACGCAGATCGAGTCAAAGGACGACATCACGCAGCGACTCGGAAGGTCCCCCGACAGAGCCGACGCCTTCATCATGAGCCTACAGGCCGCCGCCCACGTGGCAATCCCCACCCGCCCACATACACCACCAACTAACCATCCCGCCCCAACGCCACCGACCACAAGCCTAGCCAAACCCTCTGAACCAGAGGACCTTATCAGCGACCTCATGGACCTGGAGTTCTAGCCCATGAGGTTCACACCTATCAGGATTGGGCGGGGCTGGCAGATACTTGACCACGGTAATTTCAGCACCATAACGCAGGGGTTCTTCTTGCGCACAGAAGCTGAAGCAATCAAGGAATGTGAGAAGCTGGAGAAGAAGTATGCCACCTAAGAACGTCAAAGGCGTCGTCGAAGCCAGCGGCCGGGACATGCCGGTCATCAAGAACCGTCCACGACGCCGCAAGCGCCTCGTCAGCCTGCAAGCCAACAGGGGTCCTAACCAGGGCGCGCCGCCAAGCGACACCATCAACGTCTACCCGTTCCCCTTCCAGGGCCTGTTCGCCCCCGCTCGTCACGGCCACTACCCCGTCTGGGGTGTCGGCACGGCCCGTCGCCTTGGTGCCTGGCGAACCGCTGGCACCGGCACATTCGGCGGCAACTACAAGAACTACTAGGAGTCGCCATGGGTCTGATCTTGGTCGTGATCGGTATTGTGCTTCTGATCTTGGGGTACTTCTTGATCGGGCTGATTCTGGTCGTGGTCGGAATTCTCTTGTTCTTCGTCCCCTGGGACGGCGGTTACGGCTATAGCCATTACCGTCGTCGCCCGCCTCCGTGACGGCCTGTGCAAGCGATGTCAGAGCCTGTTCCCAGCGGTTATCTCGCAATCCCGATCTACCTTCCGGAGCTAAGCAAAATTATGGCTACCATCGAAGAAGTGCAAGCGAATTTCACGAGCTACCAGCAAGAGGTGTCGCAGAAGCTTGATGCGATCGACGACGTCATGGAGGGAATGTCCGCCCAGATCAACAACCTGACCGAGCAGGTGAGCGCAGGCCAGGTCGATCAGGCGACCGTCGATCAGCTGGCGGCCGACCTCGCCTCGGCCCGCAGCCAGCTAGCGGCAGTCAGCACCAGCGACCCCTCAGGCGACAACCCGCCAGAGACGTAAGGACGCAGTAAGTAGCGAGCGACTTTCTGCGGTCTAGTCATGACGGTCACAAAACCACCCCAGCCTAATCATAACAACGACCATGCGGTGGCTCTCTGGGCCGGTGTCGCAGCGTTCTTTGGCAGCTTGCTTGCCATCGGCGTGTTCGACATTCTCAACCCGGAGCAGTGGCTACAGTACCTGGGTGCGCTGATCGTCGCTTTCATCACCGGAGGATGTGTGTACGCTAAGCAACGCCTGGAAGACGCCAAGCGAGAGGTGAGCAAGAAGTGATACGAGAAACAGAAACAGAAACCCCCGACACCGACGAGGACGACGACATCGACGTTCCGGGCGAAGCCGACATCGACGCGCCTGAGGACCCCGACACCGACCCGGAGCCTGATGAAGATGACCAGCCCGATGACAGCACGCCGTAGCCGCAACCGCAGCAACTGGTACGGCTCGGCCATCTCCGGCCTGAGCCCGCTCAGCAAGCGCACGAACGCCCGCCGCTTGGCGGTCAACGCAGCCTGGCTAGCGTACCACAACAGGGATCGCGTTCACTACACCCAGGACGCGCGCCGCTGGCAGGGCATCGACCGTGGCTTGAAGGCCTGGAAGGGGCAGTACCCGACCTACGCTGACTGTTCGTCATTCGCCACCTGGTGCATCTGGAACGGCCTCGATCACTACGGCGTCCGCGATGTGGTGAACGGCGCCGCCTGGAAGGCCGGTTGGACGGGCACGATGCTCGATCACGGGAAGGAGGCGATCAACGGTCACTACCTCGAAGGCGACTGTGTGATCTACGGCAGCAACCCTGGTCGGCACACCGCTATCATCGTGGGCTTCGACGCCAATCGCCGCCCCATGGTGATCAGCCACGGCAGCGAGGCTGGCCCGTACTACCTGCCCTACAACTACCGCAGTGACATCAACTCGATCCGCCGCTACATCTAGGAGGAGAAGCCGATGAGTGATATGGACCTGAGCGAAGAGGAGCGCCGCGAAGCTCAGGCTGAACAGGAGGCCAAGGCCGAGAAGGCCAAGGAGCGCCGGGCCGCACGCAACAAGCAGCAGCGTGAAGAGGCCGAGCAGCGCGCCGAGGAGTTGGCTGAGCAGCGCAAGGAGGCCGAGACACCGGAGTCCGATGAGGTGCGCAAGCCTCTGACGACAGCCGAGGCGCAGGCCCGTGGCGAGGCTCAGGCCAGGCAGGACATCGAGGAGCGCGAGCTGGCCGACAAGCCGGTGCCGTACATGCCCGGTGAGATGCCGCCGCCAAACTTCCCCGCCAATCCGCCCCAGCCACCCCAAACAGAGGAGGAAGAGGAAGAACTGGCAAACCGCGAAGAGGACGAACCAGCAACCTAATCGAACCCCATAACGTCTGGCCCTCCACATACTCACCATAGGAGGGCCAGGCAACCCTAGGGACAAATATGCCTGTGAAACTATACCCAGAGACCACGACGCAGTTCCTCGCCCGCATGATCCTGGCGACACGCGAGCAGCACCAGATCAGCAGCCCGGACGCCCAGCGCCTGGGTGACCTCGCCAACTTTGGCCCACGCGGCTACACGACGACGATGCCCGAGGAGCGTCGTGACGCCAGCAAGCCGTTGCAGCCGGTCCAGAAGGCCGAACTAATCACGTGACGCTGGTCTACCGCCCGAACCCCCTTGTTAAATATCCTGATGAATTCCTTCGACCTCGAATCACAAAACTACTCCAAGGTGATCCTGATGAAGGACACCCAGCAGGGACAGACATATTCGGCTCATGGGTTAATCATGCAACCACAGCAATCGCTGGAGTTGACGATGTCGGAGCATGGATTGACGGCGACGCAGTCAGCAGCTACGCCGGGGTCGATGGAACAGGACCTTGGGTGACGGACACTTAGCCATGGATAAGGTCTACGTACAAGAAGTCTCCGCCAAGAACCAGGCGAACGGCTACGCTGGTTTGGATGGCACAGGCAAGCTGCCGAGCACGCTGCTGCCACCGTTCGACGGTCAGACTTCTGATACAGGCGACCACTACCGCGTGATTCTGCTCAGCAACGGCACTGTGAAGGCGATCCCCTTCGCTACGCCAGTGCCGACGGTGCCACAGAGCTTCTCCTTGACGTCTGTTAAGTTGTCGTCTGTGCACATGGCCTGGAGCGCGCCGGTCACTTCTGCTTCACCAAGGACGTACGCGATCTGGCGGAGCGGCGCGCAGATCGGCACCACCACCGCTTTGGTGTACCGGGACACGACGGTTGTGGCAGGGAACACGTATCAGTACCAGGTGCAGACGATTGATCCATACGGGCAGCGGTCGCCCAAGACGGCTCAGATCAGTGCCTTCATCGACCCGGCCCTCAACGTCAATCCGACGATTTCTGTCCATGCCTGGCCGCCGCAGCTTAACACGATTGGCAAGACAATACTCCGCGTCAACTCGACTGACGTTGATGCGCAGATCATCGCACGCACCTTGTCGGTCGATGTTGGAACGATCACCCCGACGCAGGACCCGTCGGTCTGGATGTATACACCGTAATGCTTGCGCACGCAACAGCCACTGATACACTAGGCGCGGTTTCGTCCGTCAACCAGACTCTGACCGCTGGCACCAAGACCGGGATGCGGACGCTGCGCCGCTCGTTCTATGGCGCGCGCATGAATTGGTCGAGCGTGGTCGATGAGTCGATCTGGGGTCCGACCCTGAACGCGCCCGACGACTTCGGCCAAATCATGACGGGGCCGATCACGGTAGGCAACACGCTTACTATGATGCGGGATTGTCGGATCATCGGCGTGCGGCTTTACAAGAGCCCGACGGCTGTTGGCTCGATCCCTGTGGGCATGTGGGACGCGGTCGGCAACCTGCTCACGAGCAAGACGCTCTCCTGGGTTGTTGACGAAGGCGGCTACCGTGAGGTGCTCTGGGACGCGCCCGTGCCCGTGAAGGACGGCCAGGAGTACAACTGGGGCTATTTCTATCCAAACGCCGACACGAACTACGCTGGAGCGATCTGGGTCTGGAACGGCCAGGACTACACGAACTACCCGTTCTGGCAAAAGGGCTTCTTTGTTACTGGTGCCGGGGTCCGCTCGCATGCTGGCTGGCGGAAGCCGGGTGGCACCGGCCTGACGTTCTCCTCTCTGAGCGCCGACCGCGCGCCTTGTGATTACTACATCGACCCGATCGCTGAATGGACGGACGATACACCGGGTTACGATGGCGGGACGAGCTACTTCGCACAGTGGGACAACTCGACCTGGTTCCAGACGCACTTCCCGATCACTGTCTTCTGGCCGGACCTCGGTGACTACCACCTGTACCGGGACGTTGGCGTTAACATTATCACGACCGGCGACTCCGCTACCCAGAACAACATCGATCAGTTTAAGGCCGAGGAAGCCAGCGTCCCTGGCGGGCTCAAGTGGATTCCTAGCCTCTACAGCGACGACATGAGCGGGCCGATCGCTACCGGCGACGACCCAGTGCTCGCCAGCATCATCGTCGGCTACTTCGTCATGGACGAGGCCGAGCTTAATCAGAATCCTTGGTTCCCGCCTGAAACGACGCTCGCCTGGTATTCGCACGCCCGGCAGTATGACTCGACGCGCATCAACTGGCAGAACCTCAGCAAGATGACTGCCGACAACCAAGGCTTCATCTTCGCACCTGCTGGCGTCGATATGGTGACGAAAGAGCTTAACATCCGGCGCTACGGCACACAGACTGACATCGCCTCGCTCGATAAGTACAGTCTAGCGGGTCCTGAGTCGTATGCGCAGAATGTGCCCTATGGCGGAGCGAACCGCTATGGTCTCTGGACCTATCCGCTCTGCATCAAGCGGATTCGTGAAGTCACAGACGGCAGAAACCCGGTCTGGGCAATCATCGAGACGACGAGCGAGTTTCCGAATCAGCCGACGCCTAGCGCCATGGATCGGGCCGTCTGGTCGATGTTGATTGCCGGGGCTCGCGGCCTGGAGCTTTTCGATCACCGGTTCCGTGACAGCGATGTCGAGCAGGACTTTGGCGCGCTGCTGCGCGTGCCTGCCATGAAGACTCAGGTCACGTCGATGTGCGCGCTCATTCAGACGCTCAAGAATGCGCTGTTCGCGCCCGACGCCGGCCTGATTGAGTCTTACACGAGCAGCGGCAATCTGGCGTTCGCTCAGGGCGGTTACGCCATTGGGGCGAAAATCCCCATGCACTTCACTACACGAATCGCCGATGGCAAGACCTACATCTTCGCGCAGGTGATTCGTGACGGAGCGACGACCGCTGTGTTCCATGCGCCGTCGTTGGCGGGCGCTACGCTGACAGTGATCGGCGAGAGCCGCACCGTCACGGTCGATGGCACAGGGCACTTCACCGACAACTTCGCCGCCAACTATCAGTACCATCTTTATTCAACTACCACAGCGCCGACCTATGTAACGCCAGCTAACGTGGTGCCGCCGTTGCTGTATAGTGATGGCGTGCCGCAGCCTGGCGATACACTGACGTGCTCGTACGGAGGCTGGACGGGGTCCTGCCTAACGCCGACCGAGTATTACCTGCCGCAGTACGAGTATCAGTGGCAGAAGGATGGGACAAATATTGTCGGCGCGGTTTCCGGCTCGTACGTCGTGCAGGGTCCCGACCAGGGGCACGCGATTCGTTGTGTCATCAGAGCCACGAACCCTGCTGGAACGGCTACAGCTAACTCAAACGCTCTGACGATTGTCGCGCCCGACGCGCCGCCAGTCAACACTGTCGCCCCCGTCATCACGACTGACGGCACGCCGCAGACTGGTGAGACAGTCAGCTGCTCGCTTGGCACCTGGTCGAGCGTCCTGACTTTGAGCTACGCCTATCAGTGGCAGAGCGACGGCGCCAACCTCGTTGGTGAGACAGGAGCTACGCACCTACTCACCTTGGCTGAGCAGGGGCATGTGGTGCGCTGCGTGGTGACGGCTACCAACACAGCAGGCTCGACCTCCGCTAACTCGAACACTATCACACCGGCCGCCCCAAACCCACCGACGAACAGTGTCGCTCCGGCCATCAGCGGTTCGACGGCCGTTGGTTCGCTCCTGACCTGCGCGGCCGGAACTTGGACCGGAGGCCCGACATTCACATTCAAGTGGCAGGCTAACAGCGGCTCAGGCTTCACCGATATCAGCGGCGCCACTAGCTCGACCTACTCAATCGTTACTGGCGATGAGGGCAAGTTGTTGCGCTGCGTCGTGACAGCCACGAATACTGCTGGGTCAGCATCAGCTAACTCGAACAGCTTGTCGGTGCCATCTGCTAGCTCAGCATACTTCGCCGCCGTGATCGCTGACAGCCCGCTGGGTTACTGGCGGCTTGGCGAGTCGGCCACGCCTTGGCTCGACTCTAGTGGCAACGGCCACCACATGACGGAAATTGGCTCGGGACACGCACCGACTTCAGCTGCGAGTCTTGTGCCGAGCACTTCAAATCCATCATCGCTATTCGATGGCTTTGGAGCGATTGGTGTCGCATCCGATAGCAACCTTGAGTCTGGAACAGGCGTCACTCTGGAAATTTGGGTGAAGCAGGGTGCTATCTACACCACGGCACCGATGGGCAAGGGTTGGAACGCCATTGTAATGTTTGCTGATGGATCTGTTCAGTTCAGTGCCGAAATTGCTGGCGGCACTTTGGTTTACCAAAACACGGGTCCAGGAGTAATTTCGACCACACCCGGTTCTGTCTACCATATGGTGATGACTTACAACGGAACCACGATCAAGGGTTACGTTAACGGTGTGGAAGTCATGTCGTACACAGAGGCTCACATATTCAGCCCGTCTACATCGCGGGTGCGAATTTCTGGGGACGATCACGGAACTGCTACTGTTACAGGGTCCCTTGATGAAGCAGCGTTCTACGGCATAGCCCTCAGCGCTGTTCGGATTGCTAAGCATTACCTGGCTGGCATCGGGTCTGATTACCCAGCGACGGTGCTTGCTGATAGCCCGATCGGTTATTGGCGGCTCAACGATCTGGCAGATTCGAGTGGTCACGCACTCACGCTAACAACGACCGGATCACCGACATTCGTCTCATCCCTGCTCGGTTCAGACCCTGGCTCAAACAAGGCTCGTCACCTCGATGGTTCGTCGTACTTCACTCATCCGCACGATGCGGTCTTTTCCCTGACGAACCGCGCCTCAATCGAGGCCTGGGTTACTCCAGATGTTGGAGGGTCTTTCGTGCTCGCCAGCAAGGGTTTCCTTCAGTTGCGAACGTCGGGTGGTAAGTTCCAGTTCATCATCCGTCTGGGAGGCGGCGGCGATAACTGGGTTGACGCAACTGCCGCATATACTGTTGGCCAAACCTATCATGTCGTTGGCACCTACGACGGCAATGATATAAAGCTTTATATCAACGGTGTGTTGAATGCTACGAATCACTGGGTCGATACGCTAGGCAACGACACAGACCCGTTCCGTGTCGGTATGGGACCGTCTGGTGCGACTCCTTGGGTCGGGGCTATTGATGAGGTGGCAATCTACTCAACGACGTTGTCGGCGTCCCGAGTTCTGATGCACTACGCGGCAGGGTTGGCATAGTGCCCGGTCTTCATTCTAGACAAGGTCGTTGGCATGCAGCTGGTACTGGGGCTGTTACGCCTGCTCCTGTTAATTCAGTAGCTCCCGTCGTGACTACTGATGGCACGCCCGCGCCGGGCGAGACTGTTAGCTGCTCGACCGGCACTTGGTCGGGGAGCCCGACATACACCTATCAATGGCAGAAGGACACCGTCAGCATCGGCGGTGCCACTTCCAGTTCTTACGTCCTACAGGCGGGCGACGCTTCACATAGCATCCGTTGTGTTGTTACTGCTACAAACGCTGGTGGTGGCGCCAGCGCGAACTCAAATGCCATTACACCGACGGCACCGCCCTCTGGCACAACGTATCGTGACGCAGTGTTGGCTCTCAACCCGGTGGCGTATTGGCGACTGAAGGACCTGACAGATTCAGGTCCGAACGGCTTTACTCTGACGCAGAGCACAAATGCTCCGGGTAACACAGTAGGGCTCGTCAATGACACTAATGAGGGCGCGAAGAAGTGGACAGATGATCTACAACAGACGCTGTCCGTCGCACACGACGCACGACTGAATCTTAAGACAGCGTTCACTCTGATCGCTTGGCTACAAACCGATTTCGTTCCGTCACCGTTTAAAGCCATAATCAAGAACGGTCACTATTTGATGCAGCTCAAGGATATTGGCGGCGGCGTTATGAAGTTCACAACGCGGGTCAATACGGCGAGTGGCAATTTCTGGGATGCTGATGGAACTACGACGGTTACAACGGCTGGCAAGTATATGGTCGCCCTGACGTTTGACGGCACAAACGGCAGAACCTACGTCAACGGAAATCTGGAAGGCACGACAGTAAACGTCACAACGGCGCCGCAAACAACTGTCAGTCATTTTTGTATGGGCAAGGACCTCGACAGCGGCTTTAACGGCTGGTATGGCACGATCGACGAAGTTTCTGTTCACGGAGCAGTTTTGACGCAATCACAACTCGCCGCTCTGTACGCGGCAGGTACAGCATGAGTCGAGCGCAAGTCCCTATCAATCCTCCGCCCTGGGGTCCGCGTCGTGATCCGCACTTTGAAGCTACACATACTTACGAAGCTGTTGGCCTACACACTCAAGTTGATGTTGAAACTGCTATCCTTAATGGATGGTGGTTCAGAAGCGAGTGGTACAAGCGGCTCGTTCCAGATACCCGACGCTGTCGGTTTCATGGCGAGATCATGTTCCCGGAGCAGCAGCTATCACAACCCGACCTCGACAGACTCTACCTGGCGCAGAATGCCGGGATGGCAACGGGTCCGATAGGCTGATATGACTAACGGTTTTGGATCACGAGTCATGAGCCTCGACGCAGGCTCGAAGCCGCCGACCAATGAGATCGGCTCTGTCAGCCAGACAGCGATCGGCTACATCCCGCAATGGGCGATTCTTGAGGCGCAGGACGAGCTAGAGACCAACCCCAAGCTGACGTTCCCCGAGAGCATCAGCACGTACCACTCAATGCGCACAGACCCGCAGATTCAGGGACTTCTGACGGGAGCGATCTGGCCCTTGCTGCGTATGAACTGGTACCTCGACCCGAATGGCGCACCCGACGAGATGGTCGATCACATCTCGGCCGACTACAACCTGCCGGTTGATGACCCGATGGCGCCGCCGCCGGTCCCGGACCTACAGACCGGAGCGCTACCACCGAGCCCTCGTGATCAGTTTAACCAGAGGCGTACGCAGAATCGCTTCAACTTCCTTCAGCACATGGAAGAGGCGATGGAAGCAATCGCCTATGGCTTCATGATGTTCGAGCAAGTCGGCTTCATCAAGGATGGTCAGTGGCATCTCCGCAAGCTGGCGCTACGGCCGCCGCAGACCATCACCGACATTCATCTGGCGCAGGACGGCGGCATCGACTTTGTTCGCCAGGGCAACCTTCTTGAGACGCCGCTGTCGATTGACCGGCTCGTTGTGTATCCCTTCCAGCGGCGCGGCGCTAACTGGCACGGTCGCTCGATGCTTCGTGGCTGCTATGCGCCCTGGCTTCTGAAGGACCGTGCGATGCGCGTCGGCGTCATGAACATTCAGAGGGCAGGCGTCGGTACGCCAATCGCACAGGGCCACCCCGGCGCTTCAGAAACTGACCTGCGTGTGCTTGCCGATATGACGCAGCGTCTTGTGGCAGGCGACCGCTCTGGTGGCGCGATTCCGTACGGCGCCACACTAAAGCTGATCGGTGTCGAGGGCGGACAGCCTGATACGGTGGGCTTTGTTAAGCTCATGAACGAAGAGATGGCACGAAGCTTCTTCCAGATGTTCATGCAGCTTGGGCAGACGACCTCAGGCAGCCGCGCGCTCGGCCAGACGTTCGTTGACTACCACAAGATGGTGACGGAATACCTGGCGCAGTGGTTTACGATGATCTTCAACGAGCACGTGATCGAGGACGACATTGAGTGGAACTACGGACCAGAGGAGGAATTCGCACCACTACTAGCCTGGAAGTGGGACACAGAGGGCAGCGACCGCAACCCTGAGGGACCGCAGGCAGCGCAGAACCCAGCACAGAAGTTGCAGCAGATGGCCAAAGATGACTCGATTAAGACTAGTGATGAAACAAAAGCTCTACTTCACAGCTAAGACTTCACCCGACTCTCGTGGCCGTCGGCGTGAGGCGCTCAATGTGCGGGCGGCGGCTGCTCAGCACGGCCGCTCCCTCCCGTCTGTTCACCCGTCGTCCGCTGGAGCGCCACTAAACATGCAAGTCGTCATAGCATCATCGAAGGACGTTGGACCTGAGGCGAGGCGCAAGTTGCGCGGCCTCATCAAATACTACATGTCAAAGCCGCACCCGTTTACGGCTTGTGTTAAGGACAACACAAAGCGCTTTGGTAAGGAAGGTGCGGAGCGTGTCTGTGCAACCCTCAAAGACATTGGCTCTGGGACCACCAAATGGCGTAAGGGTGGAAGACACGCGAGTTTCGCGGAATTTCTGGATGCGGCATCTGATGACCTCCTTGCGGCAGCAGGATGGAATATTGATGGTCTCATCTCCGCCATCGAAGAAGCTTCAGCCATCGAGGACCTCCAGGAATCAAAGCCGCTCCTAACTACAGTGCCCAACGTGCAGATCATCAAGACGGGAATCGAGTACCCGCTCAGCACCGGGCCGACAACCTTCACTCCAGAGGACCTCGCCGCCGCTGTGGCTGCACAAAGCGACCCCGCAGTACCGCAGCCACGAATCTGGATTGGTCATCCAGACGACAAGCGGATTCACGGCGAGCGTCAGAAGGGGGTCCCAAGTGGCGAGCCAGCAGTGGGCAAGGTCACCGACATGCGATTGACTGAAGACGGGCATTGCATCGTCGGTGATCTGACGGGGGTCCCACTCTGGCTCGCCAACATTATGGCTTCGGCCTTCCCTTCACGCTCGATCGAAGGCCGCTTCAACGTCAGGACTCCGACCGGCAAGAACCATCGCCTTGTCGTTCACGGCCTCGCATTGCTCGGTGTGACGTGGCCAGGAGTCCTGACGATTGAAGACATCGCAAGTCTCTATACAAAGGAGGGACCCAAAGTCAAGGTAGAAGTTGCCAGCCCTGAGCAGCCAATCGCCATCGCCGCCGCTGGGATGCGCAATGTTAGCGCTCAGGTTACTGTGGAGGACCTCCGACGGGCCTGGTACGAAAGCAACCGTGGCGACCCCGAGCGGTTCAACTGGTGGATTCGTTCCATCTACATCGAGCCTAACGAGCTTATCATCGACGCCGACGATGGCGGGACGTTGCTGCGGCAACCGTTCAGCATCAAGGGCGAGAAGATCAAGTTCCTGAAGCCAAAGAAGGTCAAGATCAAGTACATCAATGCATCACACGGAGGAGTGGAGGCAGAGCCGATTAACGAACAACGGACGCACATCGCAACATTCGAGCAGCAAATCCTTGACGTGACGGTTCCCGTCGAGGACTACATCGAAATCAACCTAGGAGGATAGTTCAAGTGCGGTTGCACTTTGAGGAAGGTGAGCGAGAACTGCTGGCCGCCCGCCTCGGACTGGACGATACCGCTGATGACGCGGCGGTCGCTCAGGCAGTGGCGCAGTGGATGCAGGAGGAGCCTCAGGACTCAGGCGCGAGCACCCCGAGTGACGACACGAACGCGAGCAGCAATCTCGACGACGTCAACACTGACGAAGGCGACGTTGTGATCGTGGATGTGTCCGAGTTCCGGCGGCTCCGTCAGCGGGACGCTCAGGCGGCGGCGATCGAAGCCGCTGAGGCACGTCGTGACCGTGACGAGTTGATCGAAGAGGCCATTGCCGATGGCAAGTTCAGCCCGTCGCGTCGTGACCACTACAGGGCGCGCTATGACGGTGACCCGGAGAACACCCGGAACCTGATCGCTCGCCTCACCCCGAACACCGTGCCGCTGGAAGCACGCGGCGCTGACGTTCCGACCGATGAGGTCGATCAGACCAGCTACCCGCAGGACTGGGTGCCTGAGGTGGCGGCTCGCGCTGCGCGGCCCAAGGGCCGCGTTCACGGGGAGGACTGACGATGGAAGCCATCGCCTACTACGACCCCGGCGCAGACATTACCTGCCAGCACACGGCAGGGCAGGTTGGCGGGCGCTGTGTCGGTTGGCCCACGAGCCGTAATACAGGCGGCCCGAGCGGCATCAGCGACACCGGTGACGGCGTCCTGGTTGTCACGAACCCGACAGCCAACAACCCGATCTTTGGCGTTACGAGCCACGATGTGGCGGCGGGCGGCAAGGTCAACATCATGCGGGCACCCAAGGTCGTGCCGATCGAGTGCTCGGGCAACGTCGCCATCGGAGCTTACGTCACCACTGGCGCCGATGGCAGGATCGCAACGTCAACCACAGGTCAGGTCGCGGTCGGTCGCGCTCTGTCCGCAGGCAGCGCGGCAACGTTCGCCGCCGTGCTCCTGTTCGACGGCCAGGTTCTGGCACCGTAAGGAGGTGAATAGATGTCAGCTATTATGATCCCGGACCTTGACCAGATCGTGGAGTACGCCTCGGTCGAGCAGCCTCGGGTCAGCTTCGAGCCTGAGTTCATCGACTTGGGTGACGGGTACTTCGCCTTGGCGTCTGGGCCGGAGATTCTGGCCGCGTCGTCCCCGGCGCAGGTGGCGCACCCTTTGGGTCCGCCGACGATCAGTGGCACGTCGATTACCGTTGACTTTATGTTGCGGCAGCCGACGCGCATCACTCGCATGATCATGGACATGACGCTCCAGCGCTTCGTCGCTGACCGCATCTTCGCCTCAGGCGGCGGTGTGACTGGCGGTGCGGTCGTGTTCGACTCGGTTGAGGCTAACGACCTCTACACCGACCGTGACGTCGAGCGTGTGTCGCCTGGCGCAGAGTTCCCGATCATCACTTCGTCCCGGCGCGTCCCCGGCGTCGCTGAGGTGGAGAAGTGGGGCGGCAAGGTCTGGATCGCAGACGAGGCTCGTGACCGAAACGACAGCATTCTCTTCACGAACCAGCTGCGGCAACTCTCAAACACGATCGTGCGCAAGATCAACGCGCGTGCCATTCAGGTTCTGGAGGCCATGTTCACGGCCTTCCCGGCGCGCGTCGTCGTGTCGAAGTCGCAGCCGGTTGGCGGCTGGGACGCTGTGACGCCGTACGGTGGCACGCCGACCGCACCGGGCGCGTGGCCCGCTGCCGACTTTGCCATGGCAGCTGAGATCGCTGAGACCGACGAACTCGGGATCAGGTTCGACCTCTGGATCATGAACCCTGGCAACTACACCGATCTGCTGCTGCTGTACGGCGGCGACGGCATCCAGGAGTTGCTTGGCACACTCGGCATCGAAGTCTACGTGTCGAACCGTGTGCCGCTCAACACGGCCTACGTCGTGGCGCAGGGCCAGGTCGGACAGATGCGGACGGAACAGCCGCTCGGCACTGAGACGTGGCGGGAGCCGAACCGTCAGCGCACTTGGGTGCAGGCGTCGGTGCGTCCGCTCATGTTCGTCGACAACCGTTTCGCCGCTCTCAAGGTGACGAACCTGAAGGGCTAACATGACGAGCCCAGAAATCACATACACAGAAGCGGCTAGCGAACTCAAGCCAGTGCGCGTGCGAGTCCGCCAAGTCGACTACATCACCAAGGGTCGGAATCCGCTTGGGCAAGAGGTCGATCGGATCGTCACAGCCTACGGGCCTGGCGACTTTCGCCTTGATCCGGCGCGGAGCAACCTCGACCCTGAAAGCCAGGAGTTCGCTAACGCTCAGAGCGACTACCAGAATGGCCAACTGATCCTCCTCCGGCCAGCAGCCTATATCGGTCTCATCCAGTCCGGTGCTGTGCGCGATGTTGTCACAGACGAGGAGGGTGACGAGGTCATCGCGGAGGAAGAACTGATCGATGTGAACACGGCGAGCGTTGACGATCTGGCCGATTGGATCAAGACCGAGCATCCGATCGTCAATGACGTTGTGCAGGCGTCAGGCGGTGACCCGGATGTGGCACAGAAGCTACTGGAAGCCGAGTCGCAAGCTACCGGCGGCGAGCCCCGCAAGGGTGTCTTGGAAGGTCTATCAGCCGTCATCTCCCGAGGCGGCTGAGATCGTGGGGGCCGGGTAGCGCGCAACGCGGCTCGGCCCCCGCCCTAATCATCATGGCTATCCCCACCGAATTCAGACCAACTACGCAAGAGGTTGCGGCCTTCATCAAGAACCGCACGGTAGATGATAACAACAACTTTGTGGGTGACTTTAGCAGCACGACGACCGTCACTCAGTCGGAGGTTGATCGTCTCATCAACGAGTGCGGCGAAATGGTTTTGGCGGCGCTGCGCTACGACACGACTGGCGGCGTCGTCTCAATCCCCGTTGACAACTGGCCGGCTGTGAAGAGTTTGATAGCCCTCTTCACGGCGATCTTTGTTGAGGTGACAAAGTTCAGCGAGCAGATCGCCCGTCAGGTGTCGCCGTACCCGTACCTCAAGGAACTGTTCGACAAGATGCTGGCAGAGAAGCAGGCTGACCTTGGCATCATGCCGCCGCAGGGCTCGGGCGGTAGTGGCGGCCTGTCTCTTGTCGATCTGATCGCGGCAGAGTATGGCAGGGCAGTTTACCAGTTCCCCGACGACCCGATGGTCGGCTGGCAGACGGCTTTCTGATGCCTGGTCCTGAATTCATCGTCCCGACGGAACGGATCGAGGACTTCGGCTATCAACTCCATGTGTTCGGTGAGCGGGCAGAGGAGCTAGAGCCAGTACTGCAACGCATCACCGATAAGATTCTGCACCGTGAACGTCGTATGTTCGAGACACGTGGCGCGACTAGCGGTGTGTACTGGGCACCGCTGCGCGCCTCAACCGTTGAACGCAAAGCTGGCTTCGCTAACCCATCGAGCCCGCTGCGGCGTACTGACGAACTGATGAAGAGCCTGAGTGAACGGCACGCTCGCTATCAAATTCTCAGCGTCGATGATCTGGGTATTGAACTTATAACGACGCACCCAGCAGCCGGGTTCCATGCGTCAGGCACCAAGAATATGCCACGCCGTCCGCCCCTGATCATTCCGGCTAAACACGCTAGGGAGTACACCAAGGACATCAACGACTTTATCTTCGGTGAGATGAATGGCTGACGAAGCTTTTGGCGATCTGATCTCTTTCACCGATGTCGAGCATGCCGTTCTTGCTCACTATAAGCACTGGATGAATACGTGGCTAGCTGCACGTGAACGTAAGCTTGCTCTGACAGTTGGGTCGATCGCTCGGCCGCGCAGCTATATCGTCAAGCAGACGTTTACTGCGCTGCCCGGAGAGGAGCGGACACCTATTGTAATCGCTGTCTCCGACGGGTTCAGCGCCGAGCCGGTGCGTCGGGGCACCGGCAGCTACGACGGACTGTTCCGGTTTGGGATCGCAGCGATGTGTATGGGCGGTCTTGAAGGTCAAGCGCGAGTGCTCTGTGGACACTACCAGACGGCGCTGATCGGGATCGCCCTTAGACACCGGAGCATCTCTGACGGACTTGTCACGCTGGACGACTTTGTTAACCTGAGGATCGAGGACATCGACGAGGAGTCAGCAGGTCGATCGCTCTGTGCAGTTCGGATGGAGGTAATCTACAGAGTTCATGGATTCGCTGCTGAGCGGCCAGTGCCCGCCTTCCTTCCCGATGTTACTGTTCCGCAGGCCGATGAGAAGCAAGTGCAGACTGTTCTGATCGGAGCCAATAACTACCAAGCAGATGAGGAGTTGCCGTAGTGCCAGGTAAGTCTTATGTGACGAAGCTCGATAGCTCAGAGCGCGTGCTAGCCAGTGGACGGGTGCTCGTTCCTGGTGAGCCGGTCGATCTGGATTCTGACGAGTTGAAGGACCCACACAATAAGCGTCTGATCGATGAAGGTCAGATTGTCGAAGCGCCAAAGAAGTCAGGAGGTTCGTCTTGAGACCAGGGGTCAATGTTACGGTTCGGGATTCTGCTCCACCGAGTTCGATCCCGACCGATGTGGGGACTGGCTTCATGGTCGGTGTTACTGAAGCAGGGCCGCGCGTTCCCACTATCAACAGCCTCGTCCAGAACATGGATGAGTTCAAGCGCAACTACGCTCCCAGCGGTCGGTCTTACACGGCCGGGATTGCAGCGTACGATGGCGCTGACGAGTTCTTTGGCGAAGGTGGCAACCGTTTGTACGTCGGTCGTGTGTTGGGACCGGCAGCGGTGGCGGCTTTCGTCAACCTAGCAGACAGCGCAGCCGGGACCGCACTGACCATTACGGCGGTCGGCCCTGGTGAGTACGGAAACAACATCGACGTTGTGGTTAGGGACCACGCGGCCGACGCGGCGATTCCGACTGGCTCATTCAGGATTCGGCTCGTCGATCACACGACGAGCGCCATCATCGATGAGAGCCCTGACCTGCTCGATACGACAGCCGCTCTGGCCTGGGGGTCTGGCAACCCCTACGTCAATGTGGGGGCGGGAGCTTCTCTCAACGACCCTGCGCCTGGCACGTTCCCTCTGGCCGGTGGCACGAATGACGTCGGTGCGATCGTCAATAATTCGTGGCAGGCCGCTGCCGATTCGCTCTCGCGTGCTCTGGGTCCGGGGATTCTGTTCGCGCCTGGTGCGACGACCGATCCTCTTCACGACATCATGGCAGAGGCGGCGCGTCGTGACCTCAGGGTCGCCTTCCTCGATGGCCCTGATAGCGCATCGGCCAACACACTGATCACATCGGCGCGTGCTGTCTCGGATACGAGTCTGTCGCACGCTCGCTTCGCTGCCATGTTCGTTCCCTGGCTGAACGTTGCCGGGGTGGCGAGCGGCACGACCAGGAAGGTGCCGCCCAGCGCATCTGTGGCAGGCATCTTCGCTCGCAACATGGGCGGCGGATTGTCTGCCAACGACCCGGCCGCTGGCGAGCAAGGGCGCTTCCGTCAGGTGCTTTCGTTCACACAGACGTACACGGATGCCGACCGTCAGAATATGAACGCTAACGGCGTCAACGTGTGCCGTGACATCTATGGCGTCTTCAAGGTGTACGGCTGGCGGACGACCGCTGACCCTGTCAACGACGTGCGCTGGCTCGCACTCAGCAACAGCATCCTGCACCGGCAGATCGTGGCCGAGGCTAACGCTGTCGGTGAGCGGTTCATCTTCAGGAAGATCGACGGCCAGGGTCGCCTGTTCGGTGAGTTCGCAGGCGCACTGGTTGGCGAAGTGTGCATGCCGCACTTCTTCCTCGGTGACTTCTACGGCGCTGACCCGCAGTCAGCGTTCAAGGTCGATACCGGGCCAAGCATCAACACCGACGCTACGGCAGCGGCCAATGAGCTGCACGCCGTGATCTCCGTTCGCATGTCTCCGTTCGGTGAGGAAGTGGACATCGAAATCGTCAAGTACCTCGTGACCGAGGCCATCCCAGTCTAGGAGGTGAACAATGGCTGACACTACAAAAACCGCATCCGTTCGACAAAACGAGATTACCGTTTCGATCACGTACAAGGGGGAAACCAGAGACCTTGGCGTATTCGATACCTGGGAAGGCGCGAACGTCACGGCGGACAACACGAAGCACCGGCGCGGCGGCATGGGTCCGCAGGTGGCGATTGGAGGACCAGTCACCATCGAGGACCTAACCATCAGCCGCGACTACGACCTAGCTCGCGACAACAAGAACGCGCACTGGTTGTCTAGTGCAGTGGGCAGGGCTCGCGTGGTAGCAACAAAGCATTACCTCGACAGTGATGGCGTGGGCTACGGAAAGCCAATCATCATTACGGGCATCCTGATCGGATACAACGAGCCGAACTCCGACTCTGACTCTGGCGACATTGCGATGTACGAACTCGTGGTGAACCCAGACGGCGCGGTCGGCGGCGGCTAACAGAAGAGGGCCACGAAAATGGAAATGCCTAACGACAATAAGGAACTGGAGGGCATCGGCACATCGCTGGATAGCGCGCAGGGTCTGTCGTTGCTGAAGGAAGCGGAGCGGCGACGGCAGCAGCGGGAGCACACGTTGTTCCTCGATGTGCCAAGCTGGAACGGCGACTTGATCGCAGAGTACCGCGTCGTACCGCCGGAGGAGTTGCGCAAGGTGGCGGAAGCGGCGCTACGCCGCTCACGCAATGGGGGCCGGTTGGAACCCGCCGCCAACGACATCGCCTTGATCTCGGTGGCTTGCATCGGGCTCTACATGAAGGACCCCGAGACAGACGAGCGCATCCCGATCGAGGATGAGCACGGGCACGTCGGCTACAACAGAATCGCCAGCGTGCTCGGCAAGGAAGATGAGATCAAGTCGAACGCTGACGCCGTCCGCTACTTGATGGCTGAGCGGAGCGAGAACGGAGGTTGGGTAGAGAACGTTATGGCGATGAGCCTCCATGCCAATGCCATTGGTAGGTGGCTGAGGGACCCGAGCAGGAGTCAGGCTGACCTGAATGAACTACTGGGGGAATTCTAGGCGACAAGGGTTTGAGTATCGAGTTCTTGGCTGGCGCCTCGCTCGTAGGTATTTCCCCAGACAAGTTCCTGCATACCGACAGCGAGGTCGAACTCGAATGTTTGATTCTTGTCGCTGAGAAGGCTGTCGAACTGTACAATATTTCACAACGCAACCTAGCTGCACAAATCATCAACTTCCTCGGACAATCGTTAACTGGCAAGAAATCAAGTGGCGTTCAGAGAGACAATTGAAGCAATCCTGAAGGTTAAGGATGCCAACCGCTTCAAGGCCGGTATGGAGAAGGCTGCGCGCTCTGTTCGCAAACTTGGTCATGACGAGGAGGCAACGGCCGCACAAACGGAAATCCTGAAGAACATCGAGGAGAAGCTCGAACGACAGTCACTCGAACTCGCCGCCGCTCTGAGGATTGTCGCTAGTTCAGTCGATAATCTGGGCGATGAAATGGTGCAGGCCGCCGCCAAGACTCGCGTCATGAACGCCGTGATGAAGAAGTCTGGCAGCAACGCCGTGTTCCTGGGCAAGTCCTGGGCGTTCTGGAAGGACCGTCTCAGCCTAACTCGCTCAGAGATTCTAACCACTGCTCTGACGATCGGAGCGTACTTCAGCCCGGCCATCATCGCGATGGGGTCGAGCTTCGCCTACGCTGCTGTGGGCGGGGGCGGTGTGGCACTAGGTGGTCTGTCTACGCTTTTGTTCAGCCTGGGAATCTTTGCCACGATGCTGAGTCCGGTGACGGACGGCATCAAGAAGGTCATGAAGGCGCAGGACCAGTACAACCTAGCGGTTGAGCAGTACGGCGCTGCCAGCATCCAGGCGAGTCGCGCCAGCGCTCATATGTACGGCGTCATCCAGACGAAGGGTGGAAAGCCGGTCCTCGATGCGGTGACCAACATCCGTAAGCTGAAGGATGAATGGGCGAGGCGCACGACGCCTGGCAGGATGGACCTGCTTGACGTTCTCAACTCGGGCCTCGGCGCGGCTCGCAAGCAGATGTTGCCATTGTCGATCGCTGGCAACCAGATGGCCAATAGTCTCAAGAAGGCTCTGGCACCGCTCTTCAGGGATTTGGGCGGTCCTGAGTTTACAAAGTTTATCAGCGATCTTACCGATACATTTAACAATGCGATCGGCCCGGCCATCAAGGGCACGTCGAACTTCCTTGTCGTTATGGCTCGCATCATCAGGGCGTCGTTGCCCTATGTCGTGAAGCTAGCGCGAGCCTGGCAGCGGGTTACTAGTGACTGGCGGAAGAGCACAAAAGACCAAAGTAAGCTTGACCGCTTCTTCAAGAATACAGTTAACCACTTCAAGGCTTGGTGGGGACTAGCGAAAGCCGTTTGGCGAGTCGTCAAGATTATCTTCAAAAATAGCAATACTGAAGGTATGAAGTTCGTCAATACGCTTACCAGACTTGTTAACAGGTTCGCCGACTGGCTTGATCAGATTAGCCAGAACCCCAGCAAGATTAAAGCGTTCTGGAAGACATACGAGAATTCAGTGAACGACGCCGTCTGGGCGCTTAGTCATCCGATCGAAGCAATCAACAAATGGCTGCCTCGTATCATGGATGCTATTGCCACCGGCCTGGCAACGCACGCACCCAAAGCAGCGGCGCTCTTCGCCAGGGCATTCGCTAACTCAGGAGGCTGGGCGCAGTTCCTGACGATTGCCTGGGCATTGAAGAGGTTCGGATTCTTCAAAGCTCTGGGAAAGCAGATCGCCAAGATATTTGTAGTTCCGTTCATGCAGCAGTTTGGGATTATGTTCGCTGCTGAACTAGGCGGTGAAGCCGCAGCTGGTGGATTGATAGCAAGAATGACGGCTTCATCTTCTAAGGCTGGTGGAGTAGTCGGCAAGGCTTTTGGCAAGGCATTCATAGTCGGAGCAGCGATCGGCCTCGTTGCTTTGGCACCAACCATCGAGGATGCCGTCCGCAACTCAAGCTGGTATCAGAAGCACATCAAGAAGGGCAGCACCGCTGACAAGATTCTGTCTGCGTCAGGCATTGATGCCATCAAAGCATTTGGTGGTTTTCTTGGCAACCAATTTGGCAAACTTGGACACCCCAAACAGACCGGCGGCATCATTCCGTATGGTGGAATCTCGGTCGTTGGTGAGTCAGGACCGGAGCTAGCTTCTGTAACTCCTCGTGGAACTATGATCAGACCGATGGGCGGTTCAGCGATGCCGAGCAACGGGATGCCAGCGATTCCGAATCTTGAAGACAAGCTTCATGTTACGGTCTACTCGACGATCATGGTGGAGAAGCGCCAAATTGCGCGTGCTGTTTCTGATTCTAATAATTACGACACGGCGCGTCGTGGCGGGCGCGCTCCGTATGGTTCATAATGCCCGACGTTGACAACATCTTCTCGATTACCAGCCAGGAGGACGGCACAAAGTTCTGGGCTAGCTTTGCCGACGGCGCACCGCTAGTGACTGAAGGCTACGGCGGCTGGCAGGTTGTCAATCGGCCACGAGCACGCGGGATCGTCGAGTGGCAGGGCCGCAATCCAATTCAGATCGAGATTCCCTTCATGATCGACTATTGGCTGTCGGGCGTCGACAACCCTGGCATCCATTGCGAAGCTCAGGTTACGAGCCTGAGCAGGCTTTGTGGAGTCGGCGGCGATAAGCAGCCACCGATCTGCCGTGTCGATAGCCAAGGCGTCATACCGTATGACTACACGCTGCGCAAGCATCTCTTCTGGGTGGTCGAGAATGTCGTATGGGACAGGGAGCTAGAGCTTCGGCACCCCACTACAGGACGCCGCCTGCGCTGCGGCGGGACGCTAACGATCAGGCAGTTCATTACGCAGCGAGACATTCTGCGTAACATCAAGCCTAACACGAAGGCTGCTGTACCAAAGACTTACCGCGTCAGGCACGGCGATACACTTAGCAAGATCGCCAACAAGATGTACCATGATCCGCATATGTGGAAGATCATTGCCGACGCCAATAACATCCGCGATCCGCGCAACTTGAAGATTGATAAGGTCATCAAGATTCCTGCTGGATAATGGCTACCGCTCTCGAACTAATCGCTGATCCGAGTCTGGGCATTGATCCAATCACTGCCACGACTTCGACCGCCAACAAGAAGGGCTATACTCATAGCGAGCTAGCACACTTCCATATCGGCGATGAAGATATCAAGAGCTTGATCCTTCAGATATATGCTTTTGGGACAAAGAAGAAGCCGACCGAGAATCACAACTTCCGTTGGCACATTAGCGACGCTGTGTTTGAAGATAGCATCGACAAGACGCCGACCTTCACGTTGACACTGCATGATCCTGACTGGGACCTTCTTAACACAGGCGCGCTCAATCGCACCATCGACATAAATCCAGGCAACCTGCCAAAGCGCTGGTACAGGCTCGATAGCTACAGTGTTGTCGATAACGACATCACGCTCGTGTTCGCCGTCCGCAACGCCGTCTACCTTACATACCATAAGCGACCGCGCAAGGCCAACCGCAAGAAGACAACGAGAGCTGAGTTCATCCTTAGCCTGCTGCGTGACGTCGAGAAGGTAAAGATTCCATACTATTCTCCTGAGCTTCACAAGAGGCAGAAGGTTGAGAAGTACCCGTCGGATGCTGAGCGGAAGAAGAACCGCGACAAGGGCTTCACAGCGAGCGATAAGATCACCGTCAAGAACAGCCCGGCGAACGGTCATCAGCGTAATGTTATTGAGCAGGTGATCCAGGCAGGGATCGACGTCAACGCACCTGGCTTGCTGATCGTGTCTGCGGTTATGACCATCATCCAGGAAACCGCCGCCGGAAACAAAACCACCGGCAACCCGCCCTACATCGGAGTTTTCCAACAGAACCCGAAGGATGGTTGGCCAGCCACCGGAAACGCATACAAGGACGCGATTGGCAACCGCAAGGTCGGCCAGAAGCAGGGTGGCTATTATGGTTGGGCGCAGGCGCTTTGGAATCAACTTGGTGGCAACGTAGACCTCGGCTTGTTTGTAGCGAAGGCGCAGGGAGTCGTTGGCTCGACGAACCCTCTGAACTCGGGCTACGCTATGGAAACGAATAAGTGGCGGAGTGAGTCCCAGCACGCTGTGAATGCCTTCGGCGGCATCGACATTGACGATCCTGGCTCGCCTGCGACCTCCACCTTCAAGAAGAAGTATGAGTTTATGGTCGGACCACCCGACGGCGATGAAGATGAGAACTACCTGGCTGCGATCTACCGGCTAGCCGATGATGTGCAATGGGCTGCCTTCTGGGTGAAGGACGAACTACACTTCCAGGATCAGAAGCAACTCTTCAAGTCTAAGCCACAAGCATCGCTACGGCGCTTTCATAATGGCGTAGAAACTGTGAGCTTTGAATGGGACGGCCAACAGAAGCTCAATCAGATGACAATTGGCGTTCGCATGAAGCGTTGGATCTGCCCCATCGGTACGGTCGTTCATTTCGAGGAGGGCGGGCCTGCTGAGGGCCGTTGGCTCGTGACGAATATCCGCCGCTCGATGTTCGATGAGCTAGGCGAGATCATCTTGAGCAAGCCGATGCGCAAGAAGCTGGAGCCCGCTAATGAACCAGGAACGCGCACGACGCGGGATGGTCAGCCAACGGACATAACCGATCCTGGCGTCGGCCCGCAGGGCGGCCAGATGATTGATTCTCCTGCCGGATTCCCAGTGCCTAATCCAACAAGCGTCGGCGGTGTCCATGACACTTCTGGCTTGCCTGGCTACCCGGCTCGTGACTATTTCGCTCCAGCAGGCTCGGCTTGTGTTTCACCGGTCGATGGAAAGGTTGACCGACTCAGCGGGCACGATCCGAAGGATGGTGCGTACGCTGGAGCAGGTGGACCGCTCGGCTGGTCTGTGTACATCACGGCTTCGGATACCGGCTGGAGCTACTACCTTACTCATATGGGTAGCCTGCTCTGCTTCAAGGGGCAAACCGTCAAGCAGGGAGAGGTGATCGGGACCGTCGCTAACTACCATTCATACGGACGACCCGATCATATTCATATGGGTGTTCACGGACACCTCGCTACAACGCCATACTTCGGCCCGCACGCTGGACACCAATTCCCTACTCCATGACGCTAATTCTTCATCAGGGTATCGTTGCTGATACACCGACTAACCTGACCGACAAGATCAGAGTCTCGGTCCCTGATCTAATGTCGATGCCTCGTCAGGTCTATGGTCCGCTCGCTTTCCGGCCGGTCGTCTCGGGGCACGGTGGGACACGGCTTCCCCAGGCTGGTGACAGGGCCGTTATCGGCGTCGAGGAGGGTACGGGTCTAACCTGGGTCGTAGCCTGGCATCGGGATGATCCATCGCTTCCGCCGTATCTGGAAGAAGATTTGAGCGAAGAGGGTGGGGGCGCGTTCGCGTTCTACAATGGCTGAGAGCTACAAAATCCTCGGGGCAGCTGACCTGCCAACTATTGATCCGCCGCCTGCTATGATCACATCACCGATGAGTCAGATGCGAACTGCTGAGGAGATTCCTTCAGAGTCTTTGATCTACAAAGTGCCGGAAGCACGCCAGGCAATCATCAAGCTGATCGTGATTACGTCGGCTGAGGATTCTCAGTATGTTATGGTCCGTTGTTACACTGATGCAGGGCCGGTGCCTTTGTTTGGATCAATCGTAATAGATGACAATGAATGGGCAGAGTGGACTGGCTCTTTGACGCTAGGCGAGAACTCTGAAATCCGCGGCGCCATCTCGACCGCCGGTTCAGTAAGCGTAGCCGTCTACGGTATGGAGCGTTCCTCGTGAGCCCACTTACTATCTATACAGCAGAAGGACTCCCCAAGGGGGTGGCCGGAGTTCAAGGCGAGCCAGGGCCTCCTGGCGAGCAAGGCTCACCGGGAGTGCCAGGGCCGTCAGGACCGCAAGGCGCACCAGGACCGGCAGGGCCGCAGGGCGATCAAGGGCCGCAGGGCGACCAGGGTGTGCAAGGTGATCAAGGACCGAAAGGTGATACGGGGCCACAAGGATCACAGGGGCCTCAAGGACCAAAGGGCGACACAGGGGCAGCGGCCCCAGTTAGGCGTTGGTGGAGTTTACTTGGTGATAATTCTGGTGATGGTTCGAGCGCCAATGTAGCTACATTCTCGACAGCCAAGAGTCCTATGTTCACAGTTCCGGCCGACGGTTGGTATCGGGTTATGGCTATGTTCAACTCAACTGTTGATAATAACGGAGCGACCGCTACCTTTGCCATAATGTCTGATACAAATTCGTTCCGCCTTTTGAATAGCACAGGAAACGCGAATGCCTTCATGCCGATTACCATGCGTGCCTCGATGCAGCTGACGGCTGGACAGAAGGTTGCCATCGGCTATCGACCTACTGTGGCAGGCCGCACAGTGTTCCTAGTAAACTCAAACGGTCTAGTCCCTTCCTTGGTGATCGATGAAATAGGTGCTCCGAGCTAACATATGACAATTCAACATACCCCAAACTTCAACCTACCGTATCCTCAACTAACTGATACGTCTGATGTGCCTCGCGACATCAGCGCTCTGGCAAATGCTTTGGAAGCCATTCCATCGCTTCGCTCGACTCTTGAGACGAGTCTGCCGCCAACGCCCTTTGACGGACAAGAAATATATTATGTTGCCAACAGCGCTAATGGGGTTATTTGGCATCTCCGCTACCGCGAGGCGGCAGCTGGTACCTACAAATGGGAGTTTGTTGGCGGTAGCAATCTGACGAATGAGATCAATAGCCTTGAGAGTCCGGTGTCAGGAGGAACTTGGACTGACTTGCCAACAGTTGGTCCTCAGGTAACGGCTCCGCTTGCTGGTGATTATGAAATAGCGTTTAGCGCACGTCTTGGCACTACATCAGGTGGGTGGGCTGGAGTGGCACCAAAAATCGGCGCTGCCGCAACTAATGATAACGATCAAGCGCAACTGCTTGGTGCTGGTTTCACTGCGGGGACTGAGATTACGGTTCCGGCTGCGCGCATTATCAGGCGGAATGTTCCGACGGCATCCTCAGTAATCAAGCTTCAATACTACAATGGCGGAGGAACGACAGACTTCCGCTACCGCACCCTCACTGTTCGCCCGATCCGAGTCGGCTGATGCCATCATTCCGACAAAAAGAAGTTATCAATCCGCACCTGCGGCTTCCATTGCAGTTCGGCGGCCTGAACGGCGGGGCTCTGGTTAACGAGCAGGACACTCCTGAGGATATCGTCGATTGCATCAAGGCTATCATCGCCTGGCCGGTCGGCACCCGCCACGATATGCCTGAGTTCGGGGTCCCTGACCTGCTGTTCCGAGTGCAGAATGAACTCAAGGTGCAGGAGCTTCGCAACGCCATTGAGGAGTGGGAGGAGCGTGCGACAATCGCAACAGAAAGCGGGCCAGTATTGACCGACGACATCGTCTGGAATATCTTGATCAAGGCAGGGGTGATCCAGGATGCCTGATTACATCATCGAACCGCTCGACACTAACGCCGATGAAATCTTTCAGAATTTCGTCGAGTTTGTGCGGACGACGTTCCCTGATTGGGAGCCGAGCGAGGGCCAACTTGACGTCATCATCGCGCGCTACTTCTCGATGCAGGCTGCCTTCACCGCTGACATGGCGAGCCGCGTACAGCGCGCGATCTTCCGCTACTTTGGCGCGAGCCTAGCTAACATTCAGCCGCTACCCGGAGCCCCGGCGCAGGCTACAATTCACTTCGTTATTGACGACCCAAACGAGCCGCCCGTCAATCATACGCTGCCCCTTGGCACCTTGGTCGCTCTGACTGATAACGATGGCGATAGCTTCGCCTTCTCGACGATGACTGATCTAGTCGTCCTGGCCGGCGCCACTGACGCTGAGGTGCAGGCGCAGGCGATCGACAGCGGAGCCGACGAGAACGGCATCACCGGCACCGTCGAGATGATTGAGCAGACCGACTGGATCGGCACCGCCCATGTCGTCGGCGCAAGCTCAGGCGGGGCCGATGAAGAAGAGGACGACCTCTACATCCAGAGGCTGACCGACAACCTCCGCTTGATGGCGCCACGGCCGATCTTTGCTGAAGACTTTGCCGTGTTCGCACAGAACGTTCCTGGCGTCTGGCGAGCAGCGGTGATTGATAACTTCGGCGGCGGCGCACTAGACATCCAGAAGCTTGAGCACGATTGCACCGGCGGCACAATGCAAATTGACTGGATGAGTGAGACCACAACAGCGATTCTCTGGAACGCAACTAGCACCCAGATGCGGACGGCGCTTGAAGGTCTGGCACAGATCGACTCGTCTGACATCGATGTCACAGGTGGGCCGCTGCCTGGCACTCCGATTGTAGTTACGTTCAAGGGCAAGTGGGCCTACCAGTACGTTGACCTTTTGGAGATCGACGATGCTGGATTGGTTGGCGGCACGTTTGTGAGTACGTCAAAGATCGGATTTGGTCAACCCTTCGATACCAACACGGAGAACTCGATCGCTCTCAGCGCGGTCGATGTGGACGGCAACCCGCTGCCGACCGCCGTCAAGGACCAACTACTCGAATACTTGGCGAGCACCCGGCCGCAGAACTTCCTGATCACATTTGTCGATCCGGCTTACCACGTCGTCAATGTCAACTACACAGTGCGAGCGGTCCGCTACCAGGACCCCGATACGATTAGGGCTTTGATCAACACAAACCTGGCGAACTACCTCGACCCATCGAACTGGGGACGGTATCCGTTCCAGTCGCAGAGCCGTGTCTGGCAGCTACAGCCGACTGTGCGATACCTGGAGCTTACGACGGTTGTGGAGAATATTCTCGGCGTCGATTACATCGAGGACCTGACATTCAATATTGACGGTGGCGCTATGACTTCCGCCAACAAGACGTTCGAGGGCGGACCCTTCAGCCTGACGCGCCCCGGCGTGATCGATGGTATTGTGAGCCTGCCAGTCTGATGGCGGTTCTTGGTTACAGCACGAAGGGAACATTCTCCAATGTAGAGAATTTGGCCCCTGGCTGGGTGATTGTTAACAAGTTCACCCTAGCAGCAGCTGATACACTTCGTGAGCTACACGGCTGGTTCAATTCTACTACAGGGTACGGGTCGGCACGGCTCTTGATCTACAAGGCCGACGGGATCGCCGGTCTGCCGAGCACCTTGGTCGCCTACACGAATATCCTCGACTGGAGTCCTGTTGGAGATTTCGAGCTAAAGCAGGTTGGACTCAACGTTCCGTTGCCAGCAGGCGACTACTGGATTGGCTGGAGTTGCCTTACCATTACAGGACCCACTGGCGCTTTCGGTGAGAACACCGGCGGGACGATGCGGCAAAACACCGGCTGGCCCGACCCGCCACCGAACCCCTTTGGCACAGCGCTTGCTGGACACACTTACAAGATGAGCGTTTGGGCGGTTATCGGCCCGCCCCCGCCACCACCGCCTGACCCGCCGATGATTGACTTCGCCGCGCTCTACCCCAACGCGATTGGCGAGGAAGCCTGCTCTGTTGACTTTGCGCCGCTGCGCGACATGCACGGCGACCCAGACAATACGCTCTGTACGTACCTGCATGGCCTGGCCGGTATGTACAAGCCGATCGATGATATCGCAAAGGATGGGCCGAACGGCGAGCCCGGCTGGAGTCAAATCTTCGACCTTGAACGAGCCAAGACCGAGTGGCTGCCCTGGGCAGGGCAACTGGTCGGATACTCTGTGCCGCAGCGCGCGAGCAACCAGAGCCTAGCGGTCTATGACGTCGGGCAACGCGAACGCATCATCACGCGGTCGGCCTATCGTCGTGGTGAGATCAGCTTGCTCTCTGAGGTGATTGCCGAGCAACTGAACCCGCCTAAGCGCCTGAGAATTTTCGAGCGGGACGGCGGCGACCCGTTCCTCATCACAGTTTACATTATGTTCGAGGACATAGCGACGAGCATCGAGGAGATCACAAGAGCTGCTCAGTCACAGAAGATCGCTGGCTTGATAATGAATATCAGGACAATACATGTTAACGATGTCACGTACGATATGTTGAGATTCGGCAACACAGACTACCAGCAGGTCAAGACCGATCACGCAACCTATCAGACCGTCAAAGATCACCCTGGATAGTGACTTATGAGATTTCGATGGCTATGTCCTGACTGCCTGCGTTGCAACAAGATCGTCACGCTAGAGGCAGACATACGTCGGCTCGTGTATAGGTGTCCCGTCTGTACGTACGAGCTTTCAGACCAAGAGCTTGACAAGCGCTCCAGGGCGGCATAATTTCCCAGCCTTCTCCCAGGGCCGAAAATAGGCCCTAGTCCTACCCCTCGGGACTAGCTCGGAGGCTGGGAGGGGGCTGGGAACAGGGGTCGTTCTGCTGGATTAGCCCGAATCCGGCCTGCCGACGTACGGATACAGCCGATTCAGGAGTCCGGTGTCTTCAAACCTTGTGGCTACGACGTCAACTGTCGTTAGCTCGATTGAACGGATTGGCGTCGGCTCGCACCCAGAACGCTCCCACGCGTAACCGCGCGCCCATTTGTTCACTAGCCCTTCACTCACGTCGATGCGACGCGCCAGCTCCTTCGCCCCGATCATCTTGATTTGAAAGAGCACCCACATACGGAATGGTACGAAGTCTACATGTCCCTTGCGGAATCCTGATTCCTTTTGCCGTGTCATGTTGCGCTCGACTACCATCTCCCCGATCACGTCGAACGCTTCATCTAGCTGCTTGGTCTTGAGTGCTAGCTCCTCTTCTAGCTCAGAGATGCTTTTGTGCTCGGTCATTTCCAGATCCAGATAAGGCTAATGATCGTTATGCAGATTCCGCACAGGATCATAAATGTTGTCCAGTCGGCATCGCTCATCGCACCCATGCCGCTGTCGGGTCGAGCAGCCATTCCTCCGGCTTGATTTTGTCGAACTGTCCGTTATCGACACGTTCGCGGATCGTGCAGCCTCTGTCCATCGACGCCTTGAACATGCAAGCGCCCTTCTGGAAACAGATCGGTACAAAGAGCTTTTCGTGGTCTGCGATGTACTCGAACTGCCAGTCGTTGCCTTGTGGGTCCTCAATGAAGTGGCCCGGATGTTTGTTGTCTGGCCAACGTTGCGGCGAGCCGTACTCTCGGATCGCCCGACGCATGTCAGCGTGCAGCATTCGCCATTCCCATTGTGCTTGCGTGCAGAGCCGCTTGCCGATCTCAGACACGAGGTTGCGCAGGTTTGTCTTCCAGTGCGCTCTCGTCAGTACGTTCATCGGCAACAGGCCACGCGCATCCTCGGCCGGGACGCCGTCAGCGATCAAGGCGAGATACTGCTCGTGTATGTGTTCGATCGCTAGGTCCCAGCGAACCTTACGTGAGCGCTTCTGTTGGATAGACGGGCCAGGCCGATTTGTGATCTCTTCCTTGACGGCGAAGCGGAGTGACTCGCCCGCGAATACAGCGGTGCGCTGAGTGCGCATCTGATCGAAGGTCGCTCTCGTCATACCCTCGACCATAAAGTGGAAGTCGATCGCTTCCAACGGCGTCTGGAGAGCGGTCTTGAAGCACTCGTCGAAGTAGTGGCGGCGCTGCTCATCTGTGATCTCTGCTAGGTCCCGTACAACAATGCCTTCGTACATCATCGAGAAGGCCGCGACCGCTCCGAGCGGATCGGGTGTAGCAGATAGCAGGTGAACTCTTGGTCGCTCAAGCGCCTGCTCCTCGACAGGCTCGGCTTCGTACATAGCCTTATCGACATATGTACTGACTTCCTTCGATGGTTCGTCCACCTCTACGTCCTTCCAGTAGATACCTTTGTCGTCTTTGAATGCTACCTTCATCAGTCCTCCTCATCGTCAGGAGCGACTCCGCGTAGTACATCGCGGGCAGCGCGACATTCATCGATTACCGCCCACAAAGGCGATTCACCACGATGTCCGTCCATGCGATCTGCGAACTCAGCGAACGGACGCAGCGCCTCCCGCAGCCGCTCGACCTCAGCCTCGGCATCCAGTAACTCCCGGTAGCGCGAGTCGTTGATATTGTGGTTTATCATTCTTTCATCCAGTCGATGCGTTCTTCCCAGTCAGGCACGAAGTCATTCATAAACTTCTTCCACCAGCAGATCATACGGTTGCCGTTGTTAGGCGTGCTGATGTACCTAGGCCCCCACTTCTTGTAGATGATCTTGTGGCTATGCAGCTGTCCCTTTAGTCTGCTCTCCTGGTCCTCGTGGTGGAAGTCGTTGATGCCTCCTTTTGTGTAGCGTCCAGCGATGCTGACTCCGCTGACTCCGGCGTGAACGTACCACGTGGCCTGTAGTGCTGCCATACCTTGGCGAACCAGTTCGTCGTCGCCCCAACCGGAATGTAGTCGAACATCGAAGTTACCGATGGCAAGCGCCCTCCGTACGTTGAGTGAGAACAGCCGCTTCCCCAGAGCGCCCTTGCTCATAAGCGGTCTGTCCTCGTTCTTGATAGTTTGGTTGCCGAACATCAGGCCGTAGAACGGCACCATGATGCCGATGCCTAGTGTGTTAAGTCCCTCCCACTCGTAGAGCCGGTTAACGTCAGAATCGGGATGCGGGTAGATGTCGTCGTCCGACATGATGATGCGGTCGCAGCCAAGGTAGTTCGCCCTATTGACGATGAAGTTCCTGCTGAAGTTGATACCTCGATTGCTGTCGGGCAGCCGCAGTAGTGAAACCTTTGGGTGCTGCCGGGTAATGAATCTTAGGTAGTCTCTTGAATCCTCGGGCTCGACGACCAGGATGATCTCTTCGACATCCTGCTCTCGCCACTTTGGTAGGCTACGTTCAAGCAAGAACGCACGCTTCCTCGTAGGTATGAAAATTATGGCTCCCATGTTACTCCTTTGACGTTGGGGATGGACACCTTATCCCGCTCCTGTTCACGACGCATTTTCAGAATGTTATGGGCACCTCTCCAATCTGTCGCTACTCCGTTACCTGTGACGGGATTGGTATATTGGATGCCGTACCATCCTACGTTCCAACCACCTTTGCCGCGCTTAGTGATGCGGCGCTTTCTTGTCCATCTCGTTGGTCTCAAAAGTTCTTTCCGTGTAGGTGTTCTCTGAAATCGTTAATCATCATCTTGTCCGCGACCGCTTGGTCGAGGTCGATGTTGCGTGCCGCTGTGAAGTCGAGCAGCCGGATCAGCACGTCGGCGCACTCCATAGCCAACTCTTCCTCGCCCTTGTTCTTGCGCAGGCACTCCAGCATCTCGCTCAGCTCGCTATGAATGAGAGCGATCTTCTCGGCATAGATGCTCGGGTTCTCGACGTAGACAGACTCGTTCTCGATGTCTCTGTACACAATCGTCTTGTGGTCCCAGAAGCCGTGCTGCTCGGCTGTGTGGTGGCACTCTGCGGCTAGCTCGTTTAGGCTCAGTCTGGCTGGATCAACCATAGCTTATCCACCTGCACTCCGTATCGTGGTTTGCGGCCGGTTACTAGCATCAGGACGTTCTGATCCTTGGCGGCGAAGATGTCCTGCTTGTACTGCGGGAACCGCCAGCGATTGATCTTCAACATCGTCTGGTCGTCGGCGTCCCGTGCATAGATGATGCAGAACTCTCTGAGTTCTGGGTCCTTGATATCGTCTAGGTCCGATGTGTTGCCGCGTGCGACGTTGATCTCGAAGATATCGCGGATGTTGTACTTAACCATTTCACCGAGCCAGACAACCTTCGTGCCCTGCTGCGCCTCATCGAGTTCACGGCTCGTGTGAGTAGGCAGCGGCAGGATTGTTCCGTTGTCGTGTAGCGTTCCTTCGCCTAACTCTTGAGTCACCTCTCTGATGCTGCGTTCGAGCCGGTAGATGTCGTGCGGGTCCTCCTGTGCTATCCAGAGCTTGATCTTCTCGATCGTCTTGGGGCCGATGCCCTTGATCTTAACTAGCTCGTCCCAGTCAGCGGGTTCGGCGTCGATGATGTTCTGCGCTGTCTTCTTGCCGATCCCCTTGATTTGGCTATAGCCCGCCCGGATACGCATGTTTCCTGCTGGCTTCCAGGAGCCTTCTGACTTGCCGACGCGCGGCTTCAAGATGCGGATGTTATGCTGGCTGGCGTCCCGGAGTATGTCTCGATGTTTGTGCTCGCCATAGTGCCTGACACTGGCGGCATAGAACTCCGCTGGATGATGAACTTTGAACCACATTGTCCAGTACGCAAGCAAGCCGTACGCCACACAATGTGCCGCGTTGAACGCATATGATCCAGACGTAATCATATCGCCCCAGACTTTGCGAGCCTGAGTCTCTGATATGGGCGGGTAGTCCGTCCGATCGGCTAGTGTCTGACATCCTTCCCAGAACCTTCCCCATGATCGATTGAATTCCTGTTCTCCAATCTTTCTTGAAATGATCTTTCGTATGTAAGCTGCGTGCGTCCAAGGAAAATCCCCCACTTCGCGGACGATGCGGAGTATCTGTTCCTGGTAAACAATCTGGAACTGTGTTGTTTCCGTGATCGCATCGACAGCTGGATGGAATTTCTCCGCTCTGGCGCGCCCGAATTTGATAGCAGCGTACATCGAAGCTGCACCGTTATGTAGCGGTCCTGGTCGGCTGAGAGCGTTACAGTCCATGATCTCGCTGAAACGTTCGGGTTTGAGAATCTGGCAAACCGAGCGCATCGCTCGCCCATCAAACTGAAAGACCGCCGTGACGTCGTTACGTTTGAATGCTTCATAGACCTCCTTGTCGTCGAGCGGGATTTGGTACAAATCGTCGATCGTCTGCCCCGTCCACTTAAGCATCGTCCAGAGAGCCGACATCGTGCTGAGCCCCAGGAAGTCCATCTTCAGGAGTCCCTGGCGCTCGGCGTCGTACTTGTCGAACGCGACTACGTCAGCGTAAGTATCACCGATCTTTTTGTGGTAGATAGCTGCCACGTCCCTGATGTCTGAGCTAGCGACCACGTAGGCGGCAGCGTGGACACCGGAGCCACGAACGTTGCCTTCCAGAAGTTCAGCTCGTCGAAGGTCGGGGTAGCGCTCGACCACATCGGCGGCCTGAGGGAATTGTTCAATAGTGTCCTCAACCGTCGCGCTTGCTCGTAGGTCACCACTCGACCTTTCAATTAGGAAGGACTTGATCGTTTCAACTTCGAACTTTGGAACCCGGTACACCCGCGCTATGTCGTCGAGCGCTAGCTTGCCTTTGAAGTAGGTGAAAGTTCCGATGTTCGCAACACTAGGATAGCGAGTCGCCAGATAGTCACGTAGTATCCCTTGGTCGCGTACCTCGCTTGGGAAGTCGATATCAATATCTGGTAGGTCTTCACGCGTAACATCGATGAAACGCTCGAAGATGAGAAGTGGAAATCGTAGAGGGTCAACTTCCGTGATCCTGAGCACAAACGCCGCCAGGCTCCCGGCGGCAGATCCACGTGCTGGACCGACAGGTATTCCTCTGTCCTTGATATACGTGATGGCATCCGCTACAATGAGAAAGTAATTCTCATACCCCTTCTGTTCGATTAGATCAACCTCGTATTGAAGCCTCCTCTTGTAGCGGGCGCGCTCCGCACCCGGTAGTTTGTCGAAGCCTCTGAACTTCCAACCCTCGCGTAGCAGGTGCCTCCAGTAGCTCCTAACATCCTGCCAACCGGCGGGCAAGGGGTAGTCGGGCATCGGGATACGCGGCAGTGTGACACAGCATTCTTCAGCTATGTCGGCGGTCGTCTGTACGGCGGCGATTGCCTGCCGACGGTCAAGCCCTGTGCCGATGAGCTTACGTACGATAGTCCCGTCGTTGATTGGGGGACAGAGCCCGATGTCGTAACCCCAATCTCGCTCCATTTCTTCGAGCGTACGACGTTCACCAGGACGCAGATTGTGAAGAATCTTCTGAACCTCGGCCTCCTCCAGAGCCGTGTAGTGGCAATCCATCGAAGCGACCAGCTTGGCTCCCACTCGATCCGCAACACGTGCAAGGAGTGGAGCTGCCCTTCTGTGAGGCTCAAGTTCAGGAAAACCTTGAACTTCGATGAAGTAAGCGCTTCCAAACGCTGCCTTGAATCGGCGGGCGACTTTGAGGCCGCGAGCATACGAGCCATCGCGGGGATCAAGACCTTTACCTCCTACTAGACTACAGAACAGGAGCGAGCCCGAACACCCCGAAAGGATGATCAGGCCCGCCTTGTGCTCGACGAGTGTGCGGAAGCTTACTGTTGGTTCGTACCGATGTCCTGTTTCTCCGGCCGGGACTGGTCCGCCGTCGGGCATACGCTCCCAGCTGAGCGTCACCATGCGCAGCAGGTTGCGGTATCCCTCAGCGTTCTTAGCCAGCACTGTGAGGTGCATCTTGCGCCGACCTTCAGGGTCCCAGGGACACGGCATGTAAATCTCGCAGCCAAAGATCGGCTTGATGCCCTGACCGATCTTCTCAATGCTCTCCTCGAACTTGACGTGCGAGTCTACATTGCCGTGCTCCGTCATAGCGAGCGATGGCATCTGTAGCTCGACCGCGCGCCTTACATGCGCCTCCGGTAGCTGGTAGCCATCCATGTAGGAGAACGTGCTATGATGATGCAAGCTCCTGAATCGCATCTCCGTCTTGTTGCCGCGAACTACCTTCCTTGTCGCCAGGAGCGGCTCCTTGTGCGATGGGATTTTGTCCGCCGCTAGGCTGTGCGCCAGCGGACCTCTGATTCGTTTCTCTGTCTTGGGCATAGAGGTAGAGACTGATTAGGATGTTGCCGAGTAGGTCCTCCAGGATTTCTTCGGGCTGCTCACCTTTGAGCGGCCTGCCCTCCCACATAGCCCTCTTGAGCTTGTACATCTTCCGATGCATGTCGCTGTACTGCCCTGCGAGTCCCAGCTCATTGAAGACATCACCGTAGTCAACGGACTTCGTCAGGAAGCGTTGCACTACTTTGCCCAGAATGCGCTCCGTCATAATTTTGTACGGGTTCAGCCCCATCGTACTCCTTTCTCCAGCGTTTGATGCGTTCGTTGATAAACCTGCCCGCCATGGCGAGGTTCGACGCCTCTGTGTACCAGCCGGTCGCTCTATTGTATGATTGCTTGCGCAAGATCGGCACTCGGATGCCGAACACCTGCTCTGCTTCCAGAACCTCCTCGTGTAGATCATCAAGTACGGCGCAGACGCGCTCTGGGCCGACGAGTTGGGCGAGTTTTCTGTATTTGTGTCCGTCGTAGATCAAGTAGTCGTACGGAATGTAGTTGCGGCGCAGCCATTCGCGCGTGTCGGGGTCGATATTGTCGTGCCTGATGTACGGGCGCGTTGTAGTTACCCATAGCTCGGCCCCGGCTGCCTGGATGCCCCGGCAGAGTTCCTTGGCTTCTGGGTACACCGGCATAGTGCGCTTCAGTCCGCCCTGGCGATAGGCGAGTTTGATGTCGTGCCATACGTCTGCTGTGCAGCGGTAGTTAGTGCAGAACCACTCCTTGAACGGTTGATTGCCGACGTAGTGATCTTTGACTTGCTGGTTGAGGTAGTTGCTGGCGAATTCGAGGAAGTGCTGATGATACATCCCCATCGTGCCATCGATGTCTACGGCGACGACTGGCTTGACTTCACGGTTGCAGTTTGTGCAACGCAATGATTTCCTCCAAGCACGATTTGAGGTCAGGGTAACAGGGTGCCATCGAGTGGAAGGCATGCTCGCGCCTGCCGATGATGTATACAGGCTTCTGGGTGCCAAGGCAGTAGCCGAACTCGGCGTGCCGTCCGCCACGACCCTTTGCTGGGCGTTCCCTGCTGCTGAACATCAAAACGGCATCTGCTTCATCTATGTCTGCTAGGTCATTCGTGGCAAACTGAAGCGCCGGTCCCTCTGGGCTCAGCTCCCAGTCGTTCGTTACGTCAGCCTCGTGCTCCTGGGAGTGCCAACGGCTCGTCACTTGGTGGCCGTTTTGTTGAAGATAGCGTGCTTCTCTGTTCAGTTCGTCACGCCGCTTAAAGGAAGCTGCCAGGTAAAATTTCATGCGTTTAGCGCTGCGATGAATTCGGCTTTGGCTTTGTCTGTTAGTTCACGGATCGTATTCTCAATGTTAGGCTTGCCTGTCACAATGTGCTCGATCTTCACAATCCTGATCTCGTTGTCGTTGTGCTCGAATGTGATCTCGACTCTGATCATAATTAGAGAAAGATGATCGTTATGATTACGAGGAAGGCGATCACTGCGAGCAGGGCTGCTGCTCTGGGCAGCATTGACGTCTTGCTCGTGATTGGTTCGGCCATATCCCTTACTTCAGGCCGAGGCTCGTCAGCAGAGCCGCTATGATTGCTGCCGCCGCTATTGCCCACAATGCTCTGTTGTTCCATGTTAGTTGACCTCCGAGTTCAACAAGTGCAGCGTATACTCCACGTGGCCCGTGCAGTTCAAACTCGTGCTTATCCGCCAACCTTGCAACTCTTTCGAGTTCTTTCATTGTCTCTTCAAGTCGTTCTTCATGACTCTTTGCTGGCATACTTTCCCCCGTCGTTACAGTGAATGGTCCTTCCGTTGATCGTAACCCAATCGGTGACTCGGCTATCTTGACTTAGCTCCTCTGCCTCCCTGTCGGTAGGCATAAATCGTGATAGCAGGGTCAGTAAGAACGAAGTGACGGCCATTGTAGTAGACTCCGGCCATGTAGAATTTGTCTGGTTGAGGGTCTAGTTTGTTCGCTGCTTTCCTGAGTATCGTGGCGATACGTTTTTTCACTAAACCTCCTGTATTGGTTTTGAATGTAGAACACAAAAATTATCCTGATCCTGCGCTATGCTGAGGCCAGTAGCTCAATCTGACGCAACGTCTGTTCAAAGGCGTGGTGCGTCAGAACGCCGCGTTTCCACGTACCCATGCGTCCTGCTCTGACGACGTTAGGGTGGCAGTCACAGCTTGTATCGACGACCTTAAACCCTGGCTCCCAGATTTTGTTTATGTGCAAGTGTGGTCCAGATCGCGCCTCCGCGCTTGGGTATCCAAAAATGTTGCTGGCACGATACCAGTCATAATCCCAGGTGCCGTTGTATACCACCCAGTTATCAGGCACCTTATAAAATGGCCGGAAGTCGAAGTCAAGCTGCTTCCGCACCAAGATGTTTACTGACTCGAACGAGTGCCGGTCTGGCTTCAGGCAGATCGCCCAGGCTGGAATCGTGCTGATAACCAGATCGAACTGTGTTGTGATTTCTTGCACTTCCGACGGACTGATCCGCCAGTCAATAATCCTGTGCTCGAATTTAGCCCAGGCAGCATCGTATGTAGAGCGTAGGTCCCAAGCCGGTTGCACGGCGACGACGCGATCCCACGATGTCGGCATTGTTGCCAGCCCGTAGACACGCTCCGCATAGACCTCCGGTAGTCCGACCCGGAACGTATAGATATCGGTGGCAGGAGCCTGGGAACTAAGCTCGGGGATGGGCTGATGCAGATACTGTGCGCCGTAGATGACTGACTTCTGCTTCTTGCTGATGATCGTAGGCCTGATCCCGTGCAGGCTAAGCGCCTGTGCGGCGAACAACCCGGCAGGTCCACAACCCAGAACCGCTACTTCTGGCATAGCGCTACCGCACCGTCGACGATGCTGTCGATATATGCGACTTTGTCGGGCCTCGCCATCGGCCCATCCCTAAAACTCGTCTCATGTTCGAACCCCGCTCCCCAAACCAATGCCGTTACGACATTATCGAAATGATTCCAAAGAACCTCGACGTTAATATCATCGCTAAGCGCAACCCGCAGCTTGGCGTAGAGCAGGCGTCCTGAATCAAGCGGCCGCCTGAGAGCGAACGCCTGCTCTGACTCGTAGAAGTCACGACCGTAGACAAAAATACGGCTCAGGTCCGTGGCTTCCGACATCTTCTCGCCAATACGAATTTCCATAACAGAGGGCGGGGCCGGACAGCGGAGGGTATGATTGCTGTCCGGCCCCACGTTTGTTAGACGGGCTCTTCCACGTCGTCGGTGCGGAGGCGGGCCACTAGGACGCTGCGCTTGCCGGTGGTCTGAAGCTCGCGGTCCTTCAACTCCTGCTTCAGCTCCTTGATCGACATGTCGTCGTAGTTGTCCTCTTCCTCCTCAGCCTCAGGCTCTTCTTCCTCCTCCTCCTCTTCCTCGTCAGGCTCCTCCTCCTCTTCCTCTTCGTCACCCTCCATCTCCTGGATGGCGGCGCGCAGGTCGTCGTCGGACATCGACTTGAGGACCTTGACTTCGAGTTCGTTCTCCTTGATGTACGCCTTCAACTCGGCGCGGCTCATCTCGTCCAGCGAGCCGTTGCTGTCGTCCTCCTCCTCATCCTCTTCCTCGGCGTCCTGGGGAAGCGGCATCAGCTTGCCAATGTTGGGGCGGTAGTCGCCGTTCAGGTCGGTGCCCTCACGCAGCCGCGCCAGGCACTCCTTGTTCTCGATCACTGCGAGGTTGCCGCCCTTGGGCTTCAGGCCGAATGCCGCCACGAGTTCCTTCAAGCGGCGCGCCCAGTTCGCGTTGGGATCGACTGGTGCGTAGTACCAGAGTCTGCCGTAGGTTTCCTTCAGCTTCTTGCCGTTGGCGTCCTTCGTCGGCTGGAAGATGACCTCGTACTGCTGGCTGTCTCCGGCCTTGTTGGACTTCTGTTCGATGCTCTCGCAGCGCAGATAGTACAGACCGACGGGGGCCTGTTTGAAGTCGCCCTCGACTCCTGACACATCGCCATACTTCAAGACCTTCGCCACTACTTAACCACTCCCTTCTTGGCGCGCCTGCGCCGGTTGATTGGGCGAACGTTGCTGTTCGCGGCCCGCTTACGGTTGATAGCGTCTTCCAGCTTGGGGATTGTCGGATTGAGCATGAAGCCCTTGTCCGTGCAATCAAACTGGTCTTTGGCGTAGATGTGCTCTGTCTCGTTCAGTTGCAGCCTCCTGGTTCCCTTCGATGTAACTGTGCCAAAGGCGACGACGTTGGTATATCCGCATACCTTCATCGCCATGTTCTTACCCTGCACCCAAGGCATCATCTTGCGGTCGATTTCCTCATCCTCAGGGGACGGACTTAGCTCAGCGGGCCAAGCGGTGATACCGAAATTGAATGCCCCAGTATCGGATAGAGTCGCCATATCTCGAACCCAACGCCCGAGCCGCTGCATGTTGATCCAGTAGTCGCCCTTGTCGAGTCCCCAGCGCTTGCGCGCAGGCTTCTCGATGATGATGGTCTCCCAAAGGTCGTCGAGCCCGATGTCCTGGTAAGATGAGATGCTATCGAGCCAGACCCAGTCGTAGTTATCAGCTCCTTCGTGTCGACAATGCTCGAAGACATCCTCCATAGCCGTCCAGTCGCGCACTACCCATTGCTTATGTCGCGGCTTATCTTCAGGTAGGATGCTGTCAGTGTAATCGACCGGCGGACGAATGAAGAGGGCGTGCCCTGGCGATGTACCGGCGAGCCGGGTCTTTCCCCAGCCCGATGGCGCGACCAGGAAGAGCTTGATGCTCTGGCTATCGGTCAACGGGACGGCGGGCATAGCTTCAAGATCAACTTTCTGTGGTTGAATTCATCTTTTGATTTAGGCGGATACCTGATCCAATCGTCAAATTGCCTTTCAGTTATCAGACCTTCTTGAAGGGCATTTTCAAGCTGCTCCCGATATATCTCACCCAAGGTTCTCACTACCTGCGCTCCACTCTTTCGTGAGCGTCGTACGGCTCCCAGCGCACGAACGCTGCTCTCTTGAATGCCTCCCAGTCATTGCCAGTCTCGTGCAGCTCACACATATCGCGGAAGCTACAGAACTTGCAGTTGGGGAAGAATTGTGGGCCGGGGTTCTTGTAGACGTGCAGGTCAGGGCGCTTGCGCGCCTCCAGCATGTCTCTGATCTCGTTGCGGACGCGCTGCTTGACGCGCTCCGCTTCTACGTCACCACGGAAGGTTAGCTGTCGGTCAAAGTACGGCGGCGGCTGTCGCTTACTAATGGAGCCGTTCTTGTTGAGACGACGACCCTGCTCGTCCCACTGACCGTCGTCCTGCCTCATGGCTTTGCGCAGCCAGTTGTAGATGATGCCGTCGAGCCGCTCATCTTGCTTGAGGAAGCCGTGTAGCCTTAGCCAGCGAGGACCGTATGTCCAGTAGGCTCCCACCTGCTCATCCATCGGCAGCGCAGCGCCGCTGATCGCAGTAGTTGTCTTGTGCTCTGCGAAGCGGATTTTGTTTGTGGGCAGATGCAGCCAGACCCCGTCGATGGTTCCTACATAGTAGACCTTCTGGCCGTCAATCCTGCCAATTGGTAGCTGGAAAGTCTGCTCGCTACTGATGATGTAATACTCTTTGTCGATTTCCTGCCAGTGCTCGACGTAGCGGTTCAGCATATCAATGCCAAGCTCCCGCATATCAACGACTTTGTCTTCCTCCCAGATGCTTGTATCCTGTTCGTCTGAGAGTTTCTCGCACAATTGCTCGAAAGTGGTGGTCGGATGCGGACCGCGCTTGCGCCCCTCCTGGTAGTACGCGGCCAAAGCCTGGTGAACTAGATCGCCAAAGACCAGCTTTGTATCGGTAGTCGGCGGCTTCAGACGCTCGACGTATGCCCACTGCCACTTCTGCCTGCACGTCAGGAACGCTTGGCGTTCTGATGTCCGGACAAGTATCGCTCCATTTTTCAAAATTCCTCCCCGCTCGTGGCCTCACAACCGTGGCAAATAGATTTTGGCGGGCCAGCATGTCCTGGTCAGGGTACACACCGACCCGCCGCTAGCAAGCCTAGCAGACGCGCGCTGTGAGCGCAAGTCTCGCGCATCGCGCGATGCAGGCTACTCCTTTCCTGTCGACACCATCCAGATTGACAGGATGCCGACCCAGAAGATAGTTGTGTGATTGAGTGGCAGCCCGAGTGCCAGGGCGATCCCGAGCAACAGTATCCAGGCTGCCATATGCTCAACCATGTCGTAGCTCCTCGATCTGCTTGGCGTAGTTGAGGATGTTATTGTTGGTAATCTTCTTGTCGCCCGCCACCTTGGCGACGTACTCCTGGATCGAGTGCGGCGTGCGATACGTGTAGCACTTCAGCGGCGTATCTCTGGCGCCTCGGTCGCCTCGGCCAAAGAACTGATGCATGACGTCCGGGTCCCAGGCCTCATCGAGCGCGTGCGCTGAATTCGCCCGCTCCAGATTCAGGGCGGTGCCGCCGGTCTTGATCGTCATGACGATAACGAATGGCCGCTCGTCATCGCCCGCAAACCTGTCGAGCATCGGCTTGCTGTCCTTAGTGCCACCGCTTAGCCGCTCGTTGTCGATGCCGTTCCTCGTCAGGAAGTCAGAGATCACCTCCATGAAGGAGATTTCCTCGACCCCGATGTAGGCGCGTGCGCCCGGCTCGTACGGGTCGTCAGCGGTTCCCTTCTTGATGCCGTGCTCATCGAGCCGCTCAAGCAGGTGGTCGAGCTTGCAACTGTCCTTCGTGGCAATTAGCTTCGTGTAGAACTTGCTCCAGTCAATCCGGCTGTTCGCCATCTGCCTGAGACGTAGGTACTGCGTCAGGACGATGCTGCCCGACATGCGCTTATTGCCACGGAGCACAATCTCATGCTCCTCATCGAACGTCTGGTAGTCGCGCAACTGACGGCCGGACATCGGCGTATCGACGATGATCTCGATCGCGTCCGGGATGCCTGGCAGCGCATCCTTCTTGGTACGGCGCACCATGTGCAGCTTATGGCCGTCGTAGAACTGTTCCTCTAGCCCCGGCTTGATACCGCCGACCTTCTTGACGGTCTGCATCGCGCCGCGGCCACCGCGCTTGTAGATGCGCTCCTCGTTGACCTCCAGCCACTCCTCGATCCAGGCCCACTCGGATGAGTAAGCCTTCCGGTCGATGAAGTTAAGGATCGGCCAGAGGCGACGTGGCTTACCGCCAATCGGCGTGCCCGACATCGGCCATTTGTAGTCGGCCAGAACTAGCTGGGCAGCGATATGGAAGAGCGCTCGTCTGTTCGGCAGGCCGGTCTGGTGGAACTCGTCGATTATGAAGGCTCCCCAGTCAATCGCAAACAGGGATTCCTGCTGCGGGCTCTTGAAGCGGTACCAGTTGCCCATGTAGTCCTTGCCAGCGTGCAGCGGATCGCGCTCGGGTGGACTGCCCTTCTTGATGTCGTAATACTTATCGACACGCAGGTCGTCGGCTATCAGAGCGAGCGCGACGTTCTGAAGGTCGTCATGCTTCCAAAGCTCTACGACATCCTCCATATAGCGCGCCCGTTCACGAGGGGTCTCACTCGTCCAACAGCCGTAGTCCGTCAGCCGCTCGAACTCCGTCTGCCAAACGTTCACGAGCGAACGCTTAGGGGCGACGATCAGAATCGGCTTCGGGTTGATCTGTGCTTCGTAGATCGCCCCGATCGCCTCCAGCGTCTTGCCGGTGCCCACGTCGTTCGCGTTGATAGCCGACGTAAGGCTCATCATCTTGATGTCGGCCCTCTGGTACGGACGCGGCTTGCGCTTGCGCCGCAGCACGTGACCAGGCGGGATATTGGGATGCTCAATCGGCCTCCCCGCTATGACGTCATCGATGATCGGCGGCGTGTGACTCAGTTCGGCGTCCTTGGCGCCATGTAGGTTAGCCTTCTGGCGCTCGATCTTAACCTGGTCCTTTGCCCACAGACGCACCGCTGGGCCTAGCTCCATGCCGTCCCCAAATATCTCACGGAGGCGGCGGGCGTTCTTCAGGTCCATCGGGACCGACCAAAACTTCTGGCCGTTGTCGGCGTGGAACTTGCGCCCTCTGATCGCTTTGACGGCGGCGACGTACTCGGGGTTGTAACGGAAGTGAACTTCGATTCTGTCTACGGTTTCATTCAGCTCGATGTATGCGCTCCTCAACGTGCCCCCTTCCTGGTATTGTACTCGTGGCAAAACAATACGAGCAGGGACGAGTGGGATACCCGCCCTTGCCCCAGTCTCTTCGTACGATGGCGCGGCTGCCGCAGCGCTGGCAGGTTATCCATTGCCAGCCGGGCATCCGCTTGCTGACCCGGACTTCCCACTCGGGCAGCGCCATTAGCGCTCGCGTGCTACCCAAACAGCGAACCGCACCAAGCCGTACGTGATCAGAAGCACGACTCCGATCAGGATGCCTAGCGCCAGCAGGTTTGCGACTAGATCACTGTTGTCGTAGATCAGAAAGCAGTACAGCAATCCGATCACGACCAGGACTGTCGTAATGACGAACCTCTTTTGGTTACTCATCGCTCCTATCTTTCTACAAGTATGCGTACTTGGTCGTCGGCTTCGCATCGTTCACGATCGAATCCGTGTTTTGTGTTCCAGACGAAGCTGACGTCTTTGCCGCTGAGGGCAACTTCGCAGACGTGGTAGTAGATACGTCTGTCGTCCAGATCGACGGCGAGGATGTCCCCAGCATGTAGCTCCCCGGCGTCGATCCAGACGACCCTGCGCTTGCGCTTCAATTTTCCCAGCCTTCTCCCAGCCTGCCTAGACGTTCTCGGTCGGGTCTAGGCCCCGAGCCTGCAAGGCTGACCTCGCCGTGTTGACACGGCTGTCCCAGTCGTCCTTGTAGACGCGCCCGCCGCAGATCGGGCCAATGCCTAGCTCCCTGGAGAGTCGGTTCGTGATACGGGTGTGGCAGATCGAGCAGCGCCCGATCGTGAATCCGTACAGGGCCGCGCTATCGCCCAGGCCCGCACGGATGATCTGCTTGGCGACCTCGTTGGCGGTCTGCACCCTCAGCAGGTGCTCTGTGGGGCCGACGATCTGCACCATGTACCTGTGCGTCTTATCCTGGGTGTCCCTGACCCGGTAGAACGCGATGTCGTTATCCTGTGACTCGATGCGGACAGCGTACCTTCCTGGCGTGATGTCCTGCACGGTCGGCTTGTTGATGCTGCGATTATCTTGGCCCGGCTTCACCGGGCGATCCTTCAGAGCCGCGATGATCCTGCCAGCGTCGCCCTTCTTGAGCCCGCCCTCGGCTAGCTCCTTGATGCGAAGCAGCCAGGGCTCCGGGATGTCGCGGCTTTCGACCAGGCCCTTGATGTACATAACCTGGCGGTCGGACGCTGGTTCCCGCTCCCAGGCGGGCGGTTCGTCAAGCGGCTTCTGGCCGCGCGCTGCTCGCAGTTGTTCGTCACTTACCATGTTCCATCCTATCTGATCGAAGGCTGCGTACTCAGCTTCACTTTCTTCTTGACGCACTGGACTTCTTCTTCTTCTTGGGCTTCTCGATCTGTTCTACTAGCTCGGACTGGATAGCTTCGAGGATTGTGTAGTCCTCGTTCTTGAGATGTCCTTGGCCGTAGTTAAAGGACACGACTATGGCAGTACTCAAAGAGCTTGCCGCCTTCTGACTAAGCAGCAGGTGTACGTCGCGCTCTGTTGCCAACTTTCCTCCCCGCTATGATTGCCATTCTTTTCAGAATTTTTCCAGGGGGAGGGTGTTAGTCCCGCCAGGCGATCAGTTCGTCGCCGGGCAATAGTTCCAGAACCTCGCCGTCCTGCTTGTCGATGAACTCCCAGCGCTCCTTGAGAACGTAGCCTCCGTGGTTAAGCGGCGTCGTCGCGATCATGTAGTAGTTCATCAGGTTCCAGGTGTCGTGGGGAGCGACGCCGATCCTGCCTTGGCTCTTCATGAGCCCCTTGGCCTCCTCGATGAAGGCGGGCATGTCCTCGTACGGACCCTGACCCGAGTCAGCGGCGGCGGCGAGGATCATCGCGGTAACGTGAAAGCTGCCCCACCCATTGGGGAGGCTGAGCGGCTTGCCGTCGCGCTTGATACGCGTGTTGAGCGGCATTATGTAAACCTTTCGGTTGAAGGAAACTGCGACTACTGGCACCGTGCCCCTGGTGCCTCCAGGCAATAGCTCGGGACAGTTCGGCCCTGTCTCTGGCTCCTCCGCGCAGTGGGACTTGCCTGCGCCCTGGTCCGCGTCACTTGCTATCGCTGCGCGTTGTACTGCTTGCGCATGATATTTGTTAGTCTGGAAAGGTCGTTGTTGACCCTCTCCATTTCTTCAACTCGCCTCTTGAGGTAAGCTTGCTGTTTCCTGGTGAGTCCCGTTTCGTGATTACGCCAAACCGTATAGGCCAGATGCTGCGCATGAATGCTAACTACAGCAGCCACACGCAGCATCTCCATGGCGATCTTCTGCTCAGACCGATCCATTCAGGCCTAGATTATGGTCACTTCTTGGAGCGGCCCTTGCGGACGACCACGGACTTCTTGGCGCGGGACTTGGCGGGGACGGGCTCCTCTTCCTCCTCGTCCTCATCCTCGTCCTCTTCGTCCTCCTCGTCCTCGTCAGCCTCGTCCTCGACCTCTTCCAGTTCCTCCTCGTCCTCTTCGTCAAGCTCCTCGTCAAGCTCCTCCTCTTCCTCCAACTCCTCCAGGTCGTCGGGCTCCTCGACCTCCTGGACCTTCTTCTTGGAGGCTCCCTTCTTGGCCGCCACCTTCTTGGCGACCGACTTCTTGGCGCCGGTGCGGTCCTGCTTGATGATGGCGGACTCGGCGTTGTCGGGGCCGTACTCGCGGAGCAGCCTGCGGCCCGTCATCGAGCCGGGGAGCGCCCAGTCGTACTTGTCCTCGACCATCTGCTGGATGTCGGGCCAGCTGGTGGCGGGCGACTTCGAGCGCTCGCGGTAGATCAGCTTGGCGATGTTGCGCTTCTTCGCCTCGCTCAGTCCCTCCAGCTTGTCCGGCCCGCGCGTGCGGCCAGTGGACTTCTTGGCGCCGTTGCTGTCCTCCGGCTCCTGGACCTTCTTGGCGGCCCGCTTCTTGGCGGGGGCCGCCTTTTTGGCAGCCGTCTTGCGGCTCGTGGCCATGCGATCCTCCTTGGATCGGTTGTTTGACTGCGGAAGCCTAGCAGGGTATTTGGGAACTGGCAACAAATTGGTCCCCGTAAAGAGGGACCTAGGATGCACCCTCCAGATACCTCTGAGGGTACGTCCGAACCCGCGTCGGCTCCATTTTACTTGGAAGAGGTCATCGCCCGGTATGATCCCGACTAGGAAGCCGCCCTTCCAGCGTTCCTCGTCGGGCAACCATACGACGACCTTCTGCCCCAGTAGTTTTTGTGCTAATATCCAGTAGTTTATACCACTAGGGGTAGTCCGGTACGTGCGGTCAACGACCGCTTGTCTTTGTCTTTTCAGCTTTCCTCCCCGGTCTGGTATGGCCAGAGCACCACGTCTGTAGCCAATCCCTGCGCTGCGTGATGTTCCATTTGCATGGCTTCTACCAGGTCCAGGCCTTCTTCTCCATCGGCCAGGTCCAATGCGTAGGCCCGCGCGTCAGTCTCACTGACGAACGGGCCGAACACATAGACATAGAAGTCGCCCTCAGCGGGTTCCTTCCCGACGACGTACCAACTCGTCAGGCCTCCCCGTCACCGTCGTACGGTTCGATGGTGACTTTGATAGCCTTCGGGTTACCAAGGAGCCGGTAGCCGCCGACTCCCAGGTAGATGTTGGTCAGTTCGACGGGCCGCTCCTCCGTCGTGAACTTGACGACGCTCTTCTTGGCGTCGATGTCGGGTAGCACTACCTCCAGCTTGGCGACCTTTGCGCCGTTGTTCCTTGTCTTAGCTGGTGGCATTTTGTTCCGTTAGGTTGACGATGATGCTGCCGGGGTCCGGGGCCACCGAGTGCTCGCGCAACAGATTCAGAACCTCGTCTGTGATAAGCTCCTTGATGATCGGGGGCAGGCTCTCGTAGAACAACAGGAGAGTGGGCAGTTCGTTCATCATGTAGCCTGCGAACTGCGCCATCTCCTCCCAATCGTCCCACTTGTGCTCGTCGGCCTCGGCCTTGGTCGCGTAAACACGGACCTTGTTCGCGTAGCTTGTTACCTTCCAACGGCCATCTCTCTGTTCGACCGTCGGCTCCTTGTTGAACTCCTGCCAGAAGTAGCTCGCACAGGGACGGTCCCAGCCGACTACGATGTGCGGCTCGTCCGTGCCGTCGTGCATCTTCAGAATGATCCTACTCACACTGCGATCCTTTCCGGGCCACCGTTGACCCACTTGTAGTTCGGCTCATCGTCGGTCTCAACGACGCGAGTTGCGGTCACTGCGAGCCAGCGGCTCTCTAGGTCCTTCACGTACTGCTGGGCCTCTCCCTCCGTGGGAAAGACCAGGGCGTTGCCCGCCCATGTGCCACTGCTATCTGCAATCACCTGCGCCTTGTACGGCATATGCCCCCTCTGGGCTTGGCCCTCCCCATAGCTGTCAGAATTCCGCCATGGGGAGGGTGTTTGTTACGACAGTAGGTCGATCACGATAACGGCAGCCATCGTCAGGAACAGAACGACGCTTACGATCAGCAGAGCGATGCTGCGCCGCCAGGTCTTGCGCATGTCCCTCGCCCGAGCCTGATCGGCCTGAGCTTGGCTGGCTGCGCACTCGCGCCGGATCGTTTCGAGCGAGTCGGTCACTTAACTCGGACCACTCCGTCCTTGCCTCGGTACACGCTCGCGTACCAGCTGCGGTCGGTGAACGGGTCCGGGCCGACGACGTTGAAGATGACGCCCTCGGGCAGTTCGCTGGCCATGCCGGTCCACTTCGGCCCGCCGAGGATCGGCGCGGTCGTGTCGTACAGGTAGACGTTCTGCGGCTCCTCCTTGATAGCGCGTTTCAGGTTGCTCTTTGTCCTCTTGCCGCTGAAGTCGGCGCCACCTTGGTAGTAGGTGGGTGTGGTCTTTGTCACGATTTGCTCCCTGGTAGTTGGTAGACTTGGGTTTCTATGTGATGCGTGCGAGCGATGTTAATTGTCATCCACTCGCCCGACCTGTAGTACTCGTCCGCCGGTTTCTTGACGAATGCGACAAGCTGATCGGCACCTTGTAGCATCGCGTTGTTGCGGTTGCGATAGGATGACGGGTTGGTATCGGCGGCAACGCAGCGCTTGACGACAACTCCTTCGTGACCCACCAGACTGCGAACTACCTCTTGGTTATAGGGAGCCGCAGGCTGGTAGAACTCCAAGTCGGCGTTGACTCCGACCGCTAGCCAGGCGGCAAGCGTGTCGATACCGTAGGCGCAGCCCGATCGCCAAACATCAGCAACCGGCTGCACCGCCAGCATCCGCAACGCCGCCCAGCGAGCTTGTTTCTCCGTCAGGAAGGTCGGGCCGGTGAAGGCTCGTATCACCCCTCCTCCTCCATTTCCTCGATGGCGGTTAGGTTTGTGATCTTCGATCCCTCGACGTACGGCTTCAGGGCGTTCTGAAGGAGCTTATGGAGAGTCCCGGCCAGGATATGCTCCTGACCGTCGTCCTTGATCATGACTTCGACTTCGTACCTAACGATCACCCCTCCTCCTCCAGCTGTGTCAGCGCCAGGTCGAGCAGATGCCGGATGAACGGCTCGCGCGGAATCAGGTCCGGGCGAACGGCGTCAACGCGGTCGATCAGTTCCGGCGTGATGCGCACCGGCAGTAGCGCTCGCGGCGGCGCGGGCTCAGGGGCAGGCTTGCGGCGCTTCAGCTTTCCTCCCCGCTCTGTCTTGGTAGCCATTAGACCTTCACCGGTTCCTTCCGGGGTTGCGCCGGGACCTTCCTGGGTTCCGGCTGGGGCTGGGGACGGTCCTTGTCCGGGACCGGATTGACGATCGGTTCGATGACTTGCTTCTCATGCTCTTTCCCTATCTCCATCAGTGTTTCCTTTCGAGGTTGTAGAGTTGGAATGGTACGTCGTATGCCTCGGCCAGAGCTTTGGCGATTCTCCAGCGCGAGTACGGGATCAGGAGCTTGCGTGGATAGGCGTACTGCGCTCGCCAGCCGGTATCGGCCGGGATGATCCCGCCCCACAGATTCACCTGCCCGGCGATCGTCACACCGTCGGACGAGAACAGGCCGTTACCCTTCTCCTTTGTGTAGCCCATATCGAACAGGCGATTGAACGTAGCGGCTGCGTAGGTGCCGCAGGCGCAATGTGGATCCGGTATTTCATGATCCTTTTGGCAGAACGCTTCAAAACGCATGTGCGGCTGCCACAGCGTAGTGTGGACGACCGAGTACAGGCGGTTCTTTTTGACTTCCCAAACCCTGTACCCGATCGCCGGTTCGATTGCGTCAGGAACTCTCATCGAGCGTTGCGATCAGCTCGGGCGGCAGCTTCCACCACCACTCGTTTCCGCGCTTGATCGACTCCACCTCCGCTTCCGCCTTGGCTCCCTCCAAGGTCCGTTTTGTGATCTTGTAGTGCTTGGCGTCCTCGATGATCTCGGTTGCGCGCCGCTCGTGTTTCGGCGCTGCGCCAAGGTACTCGATCAGGAACTCGACGGCCGCCTCACGCTTCGTCGGCGGACGCCCCATCTTGCCACCCTTGTTGGCCTTGGCAAGCATCAGCATCGGATCGTAGCCTTCCTCCACTTCTCCTGTGTAGGTGAGGAGCGGTTGCGGCCGTTCGATCTCAGGCACGTCGGCCTCGTCCATCTCGAACTCCAGCGGCAACGGGTCATCGCGCAACTGCGACTTGACGTTGCACATGAGGATGCGATCCTTGTCCTCGGGATCGCGCCCCACGATGTAGATCATGCGACCGGCTGCTACCAGACCGGAGCCCGAGCCGCCGATCGCGTTTAGTGGATGGCTGTTCTTGGCGACGTTCTTGATTACGTGATCGACGAACACGATCGCGCAACCCGTTTCCTGCGCCAGCTTCTTCGCTGGCCTCGTGGCCTTGCGGATGCTGTCGCTCGACCGCTTGACGCCTTCGCTGAGATGCTCGTTGACGGGGTCGCAGAGCAGCAGCTTGACGTTGTACTTATCGATCATGCGGCGCATGCGCCCGATATCCTCCGGGAACAACGGGTCAGCGTCGTAGATGATGCGCTTCTTGTTAGCGCCGACCGCTGTGAGCCGTGGCCCGAGCATCGTGCTGTCGATTTCCTCCGTTTGGGAGAGAATCACGGTGCCACGCTTGCTGACGTCGCAGGCGATCCGCACGCCCAGGAGGCTCTTGCCACCGCCCGGCCGTCCCGCGATCACATGCACGGTGCCCTCAAAGATGCGGTCCATCCACAAGGGCTTAATGTTCTTGTTTACGATCGTGCTGGCTCTAGCCAACTTTCCTCCCCGTTCGTGTTTTCATTTATTCCTTTGGTCTTGTGGGATAGAACGCCGCAATCGGATCAATTCTGATGTAGATACCGCTTCTGGTTTCTTGTCCGCAGTCTACGCAACGTTCAAGATCACGCTTAACTAGCCGTGCTGGTTCGCGGTCCCCTTGGCGATCCTTCCAGCACTCATCGCAACAAGGTTGCGTCCAACTATACCTCAAGGTCCTATCACCTCGATGTTCGCCGCGCCGTACTCCTGGCAACGCTCGCATGTGGCGATGTGACGCTTTGCGAGGTCCTCAGCGATCTCATCGGCGCAGCCGCATTCCTGCGTCATCGGGTCGTCCCAGAATGTAGCGTTCGGGTTGTCCGGGCACTCTGGGTCGAGCGGTGTGTGCCATTCGACGTACCTGCTCATGCGGTTTCCTCCTGGGTTAGATTGTCGAGTGCGTCCAGTGCCTCGTCGCGCAAGCTGAAGCAGGACGGAAGCGGCTGCGGCTGGTCCTCGCCCATCTTGATGAGGAAGAGCGGCTCCCAGACCTCGGCCGCGCTCGGGTTGCGGTCCTGCCGACAGACGACTGCGACCAAAGGCGCGTCCATGTTGAGGACGGCGGCGTACGTCATAGACCCGGTGCTCATCTCCGGGATCATAAGCGCGGCGAACGACATTAGCGCCTGCTCCTGTTCTTGTTCCATTCGTCAATTGCCCTGATAGCCTGCCCGGCGTCGTCATGCGTGCTCAGGCGCATGCGCCGGATTGTCCGGCCGTTGACCGAGATGTAAGCTGCCCACTCGTACTCACCGCTCGGCGCGATCTGGCCGATCCGTTCCTGCGTGACGTAGTCGAGAACGTTGAAAACGTCCCCGTGGCTGTGACTTACGGTAGTAGCCATTAGCTCTCCTTGCTAATCAGCATGTCAGTAACCCAGGGCAGCGCGAGCACAGCGCGCTCGATCCGCTCCTGGAGGATAGCCGCGAGTGCCGTTTCACCCGCGTCCTGCGACAGACCGTCGTTCTTGATACCGACGGCGACGTGGAAGACGATATCTTCCATTGTTGCTCCTTGTTTGTGTGTGATATAGCGCGGGACGGGGATCGAACCCGTCAGAAAGCCGGGCCGAGAGCAGAGATCAAAAAACCTCCCCGCTCTCAGCCCCCACGCTTTCACTTCTTACTTCAATCCTTTTTGCCTTCATTGGGTCATAGCGGGCCTCATTGGCCAAGCAAGCGGCGGCTCCAATAAGCGCTGCGGCCGGGTTCAGGGTCACCGGGTAGGACTATCGCACAGTCCGCCGGATCGGCCTACTTCACGGGTTCAGCGCGGGCGCGTGCGCTCCGCTATTAACAGGCATCCCGCGTGCCGTTCGTTCAGAAACGGCAGGGGCCTTGTTCGTCAAGGCCCGTTCGTGCGGGCGGCTTTCAGGCTACCATCGTTCCTTACTTCACTCGTCTAGTTGCTGCTAGCTTCAACTATCGTCGGAGCGCACTGTCCTTTAGCTCTCGCCTACACCTTTCACGCTCTTGCATCGCTCCAGGTTTCGGGTACTCGTTTCGGACATCCGACTTTAGCTTCCACTAGCACTCGGCTAGGGTCGGCTCATAAAGTCTGCGTCGCCTCAGCTGCGGTTCGGCTTTGCGGCTTCACCTGCCGCTCTGCGGGGGTCCGAACAGTCCCCCTAGTCCTCACCTTGCCACCGAATTGCGTCAGGGAGGTTCTTTCAGGATTCACTCGGGCGAGCCCGCGCGCTCCGCGACGAATGCTAGCAGGTCCCGCGTCCGATTGCAAGCCTCCGCTAGCGGAATTTTCGATCACTAAAATACAGATTTCAGCCTCAAGATTCCTCCCCGATTTGTGAGATTTTTCAGTATGAGGGCAAGGAAGGCCGCCGAAAGTCGCTTGCGACTTATTGCGATCTTCTTTCAGCGCACTCAATCAATATCAATAATCCAATACCATTTGTTCATTTTCTTTACTGAGGCAATCCCCAAATCAGCTTTTGCTCTTTCTAGTGTTCGTTTTCCAGCGATATTTTCTTTGAAAGCCCTTTCTACTATCCCAGTAGCTCTGTATAGCTTTCCCGGCTCCATAACGTCAACAAGCCATTCGCAAGCTAGCTCATAGTATCCAATATTCGCGCCTCTTAGATCCTTTGTTCGTTTTTCATTGTATCTTATGATATTGTATATCGGTTTTTCACTCTTTATGGCAATTTTTTCAGCAGTGGCTAGCTCAGAAATTGAATCATACTGCGCAAGTTCTATGATACGAACTTTATTCCACCAATTCTTTTTTGTTTTGTGACTTGACAATCTAGCTATGACATTCAGTGTTTTCCCTATGTAAAGAAGTTCCTCGTCCTTATCATAAAGTCTATATAGAGTGAAATACATATTGTTCATATAAGTAGTATACCGCAAACAAATGCGGCCTTGCAAACTCAGGCTGTTCCGTGCTAGAATAGCTGCGTGCCTAACTCGACATCAGTTGCTGTCTTCTCCATAGACCCTGGAGGGACTACAGGCTGTGCAACAGCTCTCATCGACCTGCGCCAGATCACAGTAGCGAAGGCCATGAAGCGGGCACGTCTGAAAGGCAATATCAACACCTGGGTTGAGGAAGGCAGCCACACCCGACAAGCATGGTCGATCGCCCGCAAGATCGTGGATTTTAACTTCACTGTGCACATCGAGCGGTCGCTAGTTGAGAACGCGAACTTCTATGTGGTTTGCGAGGACTTCCAGATTCGCCTCATGGGTGCCGACCTCTCACCAGTACGCGTCATGTCAGGCGTCGAGACTCTGATCTGCGACGTGTTTAAGGATCGTTGGGAGCAGGATGGCTTCTACACCCTGCAATCGGCTTCTGAGGCTAAGGGGTTCGTCAACAACGAGATGCTCGACAGATGGGGTCTATTGAAAGGACGTACGCCACACGAACGCGATGCTCTCAGACATATTGCCAAACGAATCGACAAACTACTGTAAGGGGGTAAGGTAGGATGGCAGCTTTTCTATCAGTGCTAGCAGTGATAGTGCCGAATCACGATTTCGAGATGGAAAGACAACTTAGGCTACGCGACCATGCGGTCGCGGTGGCAGAGGCTAGGTTTGACCCGAGGCGGGCTATTGTCAGGCCGTACCGCTGGAAGCTGCTCCGTATGGCACGCTGTGAATCGACGGGACGCTGGTTCATTTCGACGGGCAATGGCTACTATGGCGGATTGCAGTTCGACCTCAGGACTTGGTGGTCGGTAGGCGGGCGCGGCTACCCGCATCAGAACTCGATCCTCGAACAGATGTACAGAGCCGTGCTCTTGATACTGAGGCGTGGCTACGCACCTTGGCCGATTTGCGGCTATGTCTGATAAGATTCCAGATGTCGCTGGGTTGCCGAATACAATTCAGGAACTTAGGGAACAGTCAAAGGCTTTGAAGAGATGTACGGCCTGCCGACAGAAGATGGCAACTCACACTATTAGTGTCACGATCGCGCGTCTGGGTGCTGGTAGAGGATCGACTGAGTTTGCGATGCAGAAGATTCCGTGTTGCGAGCAATGTATTTCACAAGCAGCTGGTATTGTCAAGAAGGCGCTACGTGTCTGAGAAGGCCGCAAGAATGCGGGATCGAGTTTCGGTAATCTTGCGTACACCATCTGAAGGGATCTGTTATGCCAAAGTGGCCGGTGACTATTTGGTTGTGCCCGACGTGCGGCAACTACTTTGGCGCATCGTCAGCAGGCAACCTGGACGAAGAGGTGAACAAAAACAAACGCGGCGAGGTCTGGCCCCGGTCGCGCTGCCCACAATGCGGTGGCATGCGCTGTCGCTGTGACGTTGAGCTTGAGTTGGTGCCTAAGCCTGATGAAATCGAAGCGGCGTAACTAAATGAGACATATCGAACGCATATGTCGAGAGTGCCGCACTCCTGAAGGCGACTGGCATGACAAGTACTGTACGGTCGGACGTTCTGGCCCTGGACGTGTCCGCGACGTGGACGTAGAGGTCATCGAATACGTACATCACACTCGCGCGGAAGCACTTTGGATTCTCGGTCGTATTCAGGGTGATACCAGCCCAATTGCGACAGAGTTGCGCACAAAGATGCTTGCCTTTCTTACAGAGTAAAAGTATAGGATTTGCAGGCAGCTTGCGCGATCGACCTGAAAGGCGTAGAATCTAGTTCCGCGCGCAGTACCGGGCTGGGTCGTGTAGTGGCGGCCCAGCCCCTTTATCCACTACAAACGAGGTGGTCTGGGTGTCTGAGGGAGTAATCTGTCCGAACTGTGGCAGCTTGATGCGGCGAACAGGGACTTGCCACACATGCCCGCATTGCGGCGAGACAACGGGCTGTGGGAGGAAGAAGTAAATGTCTATTGAGGAGTCACCAGGTCTGACTCGTGAAGAAACTAGAAAGTTGATCCTAGCTGCGGTCCCGCGCGGCCAATGGGTGGAAGAATGGAAGATCGAGAAGGTTCTTGAATGGGCGGATAACGTTAGGAAAGATCAATTCATCCTTGAAGCTGCACTCGAAGGTTTCATTAATGTAGCTTGGTCGGATGAGCAAGGCGAGCTAGTTTTCAAGGCTACTGGGTCGGAGTAGTAATGGAGTACATCTATCGGGACGCCGATGGCGCCCCTTCGTCAAAAGTAGTACGGAAAGGGGACAAGAAGTTCCATATTGAGCATTATAATGGCCAAGGATGGGCTCTGGGGCGCAATGGCGCTCCGCACATTCCGTACCGACTGAACGAAGTGCTGGCAGCGAACAGAAGTAAGACAGTATATGTTTGTGAAGGGGAGCGCGACGTAGACGCTGCTTGGTCCGAGGGTTTGATAGCTACTTGCAATCAGGGTGGCGCAGGTAAATGGATTGACGAGGATTCTCAGTATCTGGCAAGTCGAGATGTAGTAATCGTCTATGACCTCGACGAAGCGGGGGCTCGACACGCGATCAAAGTTCACGACTCTCTGGTGCGATGCGGTGCCAAGTCAGTGCGCTTTAAACATGCCCGCGAAGGAAACGATTTCTCTGATCACGTAAATGGCGGTTATACAGTCAAGCAACTGGTAATCGAGCATCCGACAAAACTGTTCCCGGAAGCAAACGAACCAAAGCCGGTCATTGAACCTGGTGATGACTTTGGCTACCTGCCAAGCACATTGCAGCTAGTCTTGATGAAGCTCGATGCTGTAACAAAGGAGGGCGGCAAGGAGTTTCAATTCAACGCTCGCTGCCCTGCTCATGATGATCATAGTCCCTCACTTAGCATAAGTCTGGGTGAAAATGGACAGGTTCTCCTGAAGTGCCAAGCGGGCTGCGACTTCTACAAGATCGCTAATGAGCTAAAGATCAATCCACAAGACTTGACGAGGAAGCAGCTTGGCTCTGAGCATGATACTCTGGTCGAGAAGAAGCTGACGGATATTCGGGCACGCGATGATGCTATGGCGATCCGCAACACTGAGTTGGCCGGGAACGTCGAGGATGTACGGAAACTAACAAAGTCAGTCTACGATAAGCTGGCAGAACCGCAGCGCCCAGCCAAATTCCTGATTGATGGTTTGATTAGGGATCGCGGGCGCGTGCTCTTGTCAGCTCAGCCAAAGGCTGGTAAGACAAGATTCTTGATTTCGCTTTTGAAGGCAGTTGCTGACAGAGAGGAGAGTTTTCTCGGGCGACGTGTTATAGTCCCTGATGATGGATCCGTCTTGTGGTCAAACCTTGATATGGATTCAGATATGAGCTACGATTGGCTAGAGCAGGCCGGGATTCGAGATCAAGAATCGTTCCTGGTCGTCGATGGCGATGGCTATACGTTGCCAATCTGGGAGCCAGCACAGCGGAAAGCGCACATCGAGTTGATACGAGAGCACAATGTCTGTCTCTGGGTAATTGATACTTTGATCGCGGCGGCGCAGGGGCTGATAACGAACGAGAACGACAACATTGAGTGGTACAAGTTTTTCAACGCAATAAACCAGATCAGAGTTGAGGCCGGTTGGCCTGCTGTGATCTCTGCTCACCATACGTCGAGGGCGGATGACCTGCACGCTCGTGGGGCATCAGCTATTGAGGGCTGGTTTGCTGAGCTCTGGTATCTGACGGTTGAGGGCGGAGATGATGCCCGATTTTCCCAGGATGCTCCCAGAGTTTTGCGGGTGCAGGGCAGGGACGGGCATATCGCCGCTGCCCAGCTGGCATTCAATATGGGAACAGGTTTGTACAGCTACGGCGGTCTTTCGGCACGCGAGCAGCGGAAATTGGAACTGCTGGCTGCTTGTGCGGAACGGGTAATGGAATGGTTCTCTACGCGAGGTGTGTGGCCATCAAAGGGTGAGGCGCGCTCTTTGATGCTGGGTGTCAAAGGTCCAGCACGCGATAAGTGGCTAGATGAAGCGGTCGAGCGTGGATTCTTGCACCAGTTCCGTGACGGCAGAGCAATTCGGTATAAGGTGTAGATGATGTGTGAGTGCAAGTTCGATTCTATTGTTTTGCAGGAGTTTATGTTCGTTGGTGCGGGAACTTGCACCCAGTCGAACTGTACTTGCACTATGGAACGGCAGGTGAACTTGCACCCAGGGGCCCTACTACGTAGGGGGCCCCTATTGGGTGCAAGATCATATCACCTGGCGTAGCGCGTGTGTGCTGTTTTCTTTGTGCGTATGCGTGCGCGCGTAAGGTTGGAATGGCCTGCATATGGAGAATTTTAATGACATTTGTGTCTGAAATCAATTTATGAGAGGGGCCTTCATCTTGTTGATATGTCTTGTCTGCCTATGTGTCATTGAATTGATTTTTGTTGTAGTGTCAATTCAGATTTGAGTCTAAAACACAAAAATTTAACTGTTCCTGCGCTCAGATCAGGATTCCTCCCCGCTATGACGGCCAAAAGCGCCTTCAACTCAGGTCAGATCAACTGTCAACTCAGCTCAGCGGAGCCGGGGAGGAAACTTGGGTTGTGGCCCAAGCTCCCTCCTGGCTAGTTAGTGGGGCTCTGGAGTTTGCAGACGATGACTTGGTCTATGTCGCTGCCCTCGATGTCGATGCTGTCGTGGCTATAGGCGAGTGCTGTGTCGCAGGCTGATTCCTCCGTGTGGCCTGGGAAGGGGCCTATGGCGGCATAGCTGCCGGTGGAAAAGTGCAGGATGAGAATGTACTCGGGCACTAGCTGATCCCTCCGTAGAAGATCGCGGCTGCTAGCGTGCAGCCGACGACGAACTCGATGATGTGTAGCATTACGCTCCGATCGGGTACGGTGTGACGGGGCTGTCTCCCCGTCGCACGTTGCAGGGACGGCAGCTGGGCTGGATGTTCTTGCGGCTGTAGGGTCCGCCGGGGATGATCCGGTCCTGCTCGACGGTGCTGAAGTCGAGGCCCTTGCCGCAGTGAATGCAGTCTACTGTGGTCCCGTTGCCGTAGTAGGCGATGAGCCACAGCTTGCGCCGACGCCGATCCTCTGCTGACCCGCGCCGGTCGCCTCCGTTGCGCTTCATTTTCTCACCTCCTTCCCTTGCGCTCGCTTGCTTGCTCCGCAAGCGTAGCAGACGCTAGCGCGCACCGCAACATCAGCGGGGAGGTAACTTGATTTGAGTTGAAAACACAAAATTTAAACTGATCGTGCGAATCCATGAAATCAGGCGTTTTGAGTGTAAAAACAAGAATTTTGCTGGCTTGCGTAGTGGAATGACGTCATTTCAGGTCAATTCACACACAAATGTGTGTGATTTGAGGGTAAAACACAGAAATTTAGTTGATCTTGCGCACAAATGATCTCATTTTGAGTGTAAAACACAGAATTTTAGCTGATCCTGCGCTGAAATGAGCTCATTTGTCATACATGGACGATTCACCCATGGATGTTGTATCCATGGCAACAACGTCCATGGCAACAGTCTGGCCTCAGACATCGTCCCTGGACGACACTCGCCTGGACTCATTGTCCATGGACTCATCGTCCAGGGACGATTCACGTCAGATCAGGCCAACTGCCATGGCAACAACTCAGCTCAGCCTGTTGCTGTGGAAACAGCCGACCGTCCGGTTGGTCTGGGGCGCCCGACTGGTTGGTCTGGAGGCCCCGACTGGTTTGGAACCCCGCACTGGTTTGAAGTCCGCGGACGCCTGAATTCGTATGCACTTGCGTACGATTGGACTAACCTGCGGGTGCGTCGAATCGTTGCATGCGAGTGCATGCGGGAACGTCGATTCGTTGCGTTGCGCAGCGATTCGCATGCGATTCGTTGCGTCTGCATGCACGGCCCTGCCGACCGCGATATGCTCGCTTGCGAGCACGGGGAACGGCCCCGTGCACGACGGAAGGAACGCAATGCCTCGCAAGTCCCGCCCCGCCCCGAAGGTCCCGACCCTTGCGGAGTTCGTCTCCTCCGCGATCGCGGAGCTTCCCTTCGCCCCCGACCGCGAGCCGTCCGATCCGCGCGGCTTCTTCGCACTCGTCGCCCCGGACGGGGCGGACTACTCGGCCGACGACGTCCGCGCGGCGATCGCGGAGAGCATCGCGCAGGATCGCGCAGCGGGCCTCTCGGGCAACGACCTCCGCGCCCGCTACTCCGGCCCCGGAGAGGCGCACGCAAAGGGTCGGGGCCTTACCGGCCCGATGCGCCGCAAGGTGCTCCGCGAGTACGGGCACGGCTCGCTCGTCGGCAAGTCGTACCGCGAGTACCGGGACGGGGAGGCGCGCACCGGATCGGCGCATGCCCGCGAGCACGGCCCGCTTGCCGCTGCCCGTGCCGCCGACCGCATGCGCACGCTCGCGGAGGAGAGCACGGCGGTGCTCTCCGCGAAGGAGATTCGCGCGATCCTCCGCAACGACGGGCGCAAGGTGCCGACCGTCCGGGGCGGCGACGAGTCCGCGCTCCGCGAGGCGCACGTTGCCCTCCTCCTCGACCTCTTCTCCCGCGAGGAGGCGACCGCCTAGCTAGCGGTCGGTAGCAGCGGCCGCAAGCGACCGCCTCCCCCGCCTCTTTCGCACCCTTCCGGCACTCGGCCGAGCGGAAAGAGGAACGAGAGGGAGCAACGGACGCAACGCGGCAGGCAAGGCCCCGAGTCCTAGGCTCGGGGCCTTTGCTTTGCCCGAGCAAAACTCCGCTCACATCCCTCAGTGCGGTGGCCCCTCAGAAAAATTCCACCCCCAGGTGATTTGTCCTGTCCCCCGCGCACGCGCGTGCAGGCCCGCATTAACTATGAGGAGTAAGTACCTTAGCGCTTGCCAAAAAACCCGCAAAGCACTAGGCTGCGGGAAGTGGCCGGGAGACCAAAGTCCAGGGCGAAGCGCGAACACAAAGAGTTCGCACAAACGAGCGGCCGCCCTGATTTGACCGAAACCAGCAAGTACCCGAAGTACCAGTACCTCGCGGACATCTACGCTGAAAAGTACAACACCTTCGACGCGCTCAGGCGTGCCATGGTGGCGAACGGGATCGTTGACTACCATATCAACCCGTACGACGTCATTCAGCGAGCGATCGATGACACGACGACTGACTACCTGCTCCTCAGGCAGCAGATCGACAAGGACACGAACGGCGACCCACAACAATTAGTGGATCACCCGCTCTATGAGTACATGGAGCACATGCGCGAGGCGATGGTCCGCTACGCCACGTTCGCCACGCAGTACGACATTCAGAAGCGCCAGATGCGCCTGTCCGAGACACGCGTGGCCCTCCTGGCAAACACCCTGAGGTATGTGCTGCAAGACCTTGGCTTGAACCCCGAGCAGATCAGGCAAGTCCCAAGGCTGCTGATCGAACAGATCAAAGCCACCGACGAGCCAAACAACGGCAACTTCAGAGGCCGGTCTAAGCTCGATCCCCAGAAGGCTGAAGCCATAGCCGAAATCCTTCATTACGACTCCGAAGTCGACATCATCGACGTAGAGCCAACCACACAAACTAATGGCCTTAAGCCTACAAGCTGACCTGAATCTCCTGGAGGACCTAAGCGCACTGAACGCGCTCTGGAACCCAGCCGAGAACCCCTTGGCTCACGACCCAGTGACCTGGGTTCATCAACAGAACGTTGAGACATGGTCTAAACAAAACGAAATCTACCAGAGCGTAAACGACAACCGCTACACAGCCGTCCGCAGTTGCCACGGCCCCGGCAAGTCTTTCACAGCAGCATGGGTGGTTGCCTGGTGGCTCTCAACACGCAAAGACCCATTCGTCGTCACATCCGCCCCCACGAGCCATCAGGTCAGAACGATCCTCTGGCGTGAAATCCGCCGCGCCAAGAAAGCCGCCAACCTGCCCGGAAAAATCACACAGGGGCAGGTCCCTGAATGGCGCCAGGCCGACGAACTGGTGGCCTTTGGCCGCAAGCCTGCTGACTACCTCGATCCCGTCACAGCGAGCGCCGCCTTCCAGGGGATCCACGCCACGAACCTGCTGGTGGTGCTCGACGAAGGGAGCGGCATCCCCGAGTGGCTGGCTCAGGCGACAGAAACGCTCATCACGAACGAGACCTCACGACTCCTAATCATCGGCAACCCCGACAACCCGCTGTCCTACTTCGCCAAAGCGTTCCGCCCCGGCTCCGGCTTCAACAAGATCAAGATCAGCGCGTTCGACACCCCGGCTTTCACCGGCGAACCAATCAGC